ATCTAAAAAATTCTTTTGTACATCTTTAGGCTTGCCCACCATACCACCAAGAGCGATATATTTTAATGGTTGGCCATTTTCATCTCGCCATTCTAAGGCTCTACGCAAACACCATATCGGTTCACCCGCATGGAACGTATATAGTAAGCCATCCTTATTTAAAACAGCATCCCTCATATACAAATAATTTTTCCATGTTTTTACAGCTGCATCTAATACTTGTGCTTGTGTAGGCTTTTGCCTGATGTTTCCTGGAATACAGTCCAATTGACCAAATAAATCAATATACTGCACTCTGTCGTTTAAAAAGTAAACATAATCATCAACATTAATATATGTACCTTTAGTCCATGCAGTAAAAGCACCACTGTCAATAAATAGTTTACCTTTTCGACCGTATTGATTAATCCAGCCAATCCATCTATCAATATTTTTCCTTTCGTTCAAATAACTGAATAGATGATTGGCTCCCATATCGAACAAGCACTTATCTACATGATCTGTAACTTGTCCCGCAAAATATAAATCTAACATTACAAACCCCCTTTCTGTTTATATTACTATTATACCTTACTATTATAATAATGTCAATAAAAATAACCATTACGATTCAGTCGTAATGGTTATTAATGGTCTTATTCGTTTTCATACCAACACTTTGTGATTTCAACATCACATTTTAAAGGCACAGAGAGTGAGGCTGCATTTATCATACATTCAGAAAGTAATTCAGCACATCTTATTTTATTCTCCTCTGGACATTCCCCAATAATTTCATCATGTACCTGAATAAGTAGTCGGAAGCCAAGCTGTTTTAACTCTTCACAACGACTAATAGATAACATGGCGAATTTTGTTAGGTCAGCCGCACTTCCTTGTACCCTAGCATTTACACACATACGAGTTGCATCAGCAATTTTCATCCGATTATCAACTACCTTTATACCCTCGTTATTCGCCTCTTCAATTACGGCTTGATGTTGCTTAAAGCTCTTACATCCAGCTAATTTATTCCAATAATATGTTACGATTTCTTCAGGTACTTCAGTATTTTGATCTTCATCATCGGCAAGTGGGTCATAGTCTTTCGACACACCATCTTTCCAATAAAATTCGTAGGTGTCTAATTGCATATCAGGAAGTCTTCTTTTTCTTCCCCATGCAGTAGTTACATAACCTAGATCTCTTGCCATTTGCCGACTCTCTTCTCTAAATGTTTTTAATTTAGGAAAAGCGTTTAAAACTGCATCGTATATTTCCTGAGCTAATTTTTTAGAAATATGTAAATCATCTGCAATAGCCGGGATTCCTTTATCATAGTTAATACCTAAAAGAATAGCCTTTGCTCGACTACGTCTTTCCTTTCCTTCAGGATTGTGTGTGCCATCGGGTCTAAATTCCAAACAATCATCATACGGAACATTGAAAGCTAATGAAGCGATTTCGGCATACAAATCTTTTCCATCGATATAAGCCTGAATACCTTTTTCGTCCTGTGCTAAATGCACGGTCAATCGAGGTTCCTGAGCTGAGTAATCGCAGGATAACATTACATAGCCGTCACTAGCCTTGAACATTTTTCGGATGTCTTTTGCATGACTGGGAATGTTTTGCAAATTGGGGTCATCACTCGAGAAACGACCTGTAATTGTTCCAAGTTGATTAAATCTCGCATGAATCCTCCCTGTTTTTGCATTTATAATTTTTGGGAATTTATCTACATATGTAGATACTAATTTTGAAGCCTTACGAAATTTCAATAAGGCCGTTACCAATGGATTATCAAACTGCTCAAGAATTTCTTCTCCTGTGCCACGAGGTTTCTTCTTGCTTATTGGAGGCAGTTTCATAATATCATACAACAGGATAGATAGTTGCTCTGGACTGGCTGGATTAATCTTCTCAGGCAGTTTACAAGAAGAACCTTGTTTGATTCTATATTCTTCGATTTCAGATTCATAGAGTGAAAGAGTTTCTTCGAACTCTACCGCAGCTTCACTCATAAGCTTGTTATACTTTTCAGATAACTTTTGCTGAACCTCTAAATCAAGAAATACTCCTGTATCTTCCATTTCAGAAACGATTGGAACCAATGGCATTTCTAATTCATGGAATATTTTAGCAACATCTTGCAACTCATACTCTCTGCATACTTCAGTATCGGTTAAAAACGGACGTTGAAATTCGGCTAATTCATATGTAATCATAGGGTCATTAGCCGCATATAAATACGCAACATCAACAGGAATCATTGTAAACGGAATACCCGCAAACAACTCTGAAAATGTATGCGATTTATCCTTGCCTTTATTAACGTACTTATCCCATAAACCCTTTAAACTATTATTTTTATTATTTTCATCGAGCAGTCGTTGTGCAATATAGCCATCCCACCAACAAAACATTTTAATGCCTAAAGTATGTTTTAATACCCTACAGTCAAAATCGCTATTAAACATATCAATTTTCACTTTTGCATCTATTAAACGCTGTAATTCACGTTTAACAATTTCAGCTGAAATTTGCCCTTTAATCGGCATACCTGTCATATAACTAACATGATTTACAGGTACATAAGCAGCTTTATATCCTGGAGTATATAAACAAACACCTGCTAAAGTTGTAGTGATGGGATCTAAACTTGTTGTTTCTGTATCGATTGCCCCAATACCATTTTCAATAAATTTATCAATTAAATCTATTAAAATAGCTTCGTCCATAACATTTAAGTACATATCTTTTTTATCAGCAAAATACCTATTTGTCATGGCTTTAATTGAAGTAATTCGACTAGATAAATTACCTGCCTTCAACTTTACGTTTCCGGCAGATAATATAGGTAATTTTGATTTAGCTTTATTGACAACTTGTGCATCCGTTATTTTTGATGAACGAGGTTTAAAATCAAATAGAGCCATTAGAAGCTTTCTCTACGATTACGTCGAGCTTTAGGTTCTGCAGGTGTACGTCTTTTAACCCCTTCATCTGTGGCAGGATTTCTTCTTTGGGATTGTTCTTCCAATCCTGGCATTTTACCAGTATCTAAAAATTCATCCAATTCTTCGGCTGTTTTATTTAATAAGAATGTTTCCGGAACTTCTGGAACTTCTGGAAAATCTTCCAATGTTTTATCGTCACCTTTTATTGGAAACAAAAGATATTCAGTAGTTTGTTCTCCTTTTGCTCCATTACGTTCAATTTCAATTGATTGTGAGCATAAAGGATTATAACGCGCACATAAACTTGTGAGCTTATCGATAAACTTTTTACCACGTTCCCATAATTTAACAGAACCATCATCTTCTATATATAATGGAACAAAAACCCGTAATTGAATTTTATTTCCAGAAGCACATAACGGACAAACTTCCACAGAATCATTAATCTGTCTTAGGCATTCAACCCATTTATCTCGGCCATTAATTTTGACACGATGAAGTGAATGAGCTTCAATATCGTCAACATTATTATACAAAATTCTTACTGTAGCAACATCGCGATCTTCTTTAAGTTGAAAAAAATTAGTTGTACTTGTAGTATATTGGTCTACTTCATCATATCGAACTCGTGCCATGTTTTATTCCTCCTCGTCCTCTAATGCCTCTGCCTCAACTTCTGGAGTTTCTACTTTTTTAGATGCTTTTTTTGCAGCCTTTTTAGGTTTTACACCCAATTTTTCAGCAATTGCTTCTTTTTTCTTTTGTTCTTCTTTTTCCAATTTTTTCTGGCGTGCGGCCTCTAATGCCTCTGCCTTTTGAGCCTTACGAGTATTTACACCTTTTTGATATTCAACAGAAGCGGCTACACATTTACGGATAAGATTTGCAGTTTTCTCATTATCCTCTGTTAAAGAAATACGAGCATCAAACATATGCTTCATAGTCTTATATTCAATATTCAGGCCATCAAGAGCTTTAGTACGAAGCCACAATACAATTCCTTTAGTGCTAAAAGTAAAGGCCATGCACATATGCCCATCAAGTTTAATGGTGTGGAAACCTTTAACACGAGTTACAAAAATTGTGCAACCAGCGGCTTTAACAATAGTTTCAACAACATCTTTCAAAGGAGAAATTTGACGTGGAGCTTTAGGCTCTTTTACTTTTTTCTCTTTTTTAGGTTTTGGTTCTTTTTTAGCTTCAGCTTTCTTAGTACCACGTTTTACAGGTTTTACTGGTTCAGGTTCTTCCTCAGATTCTTCATCCTCTTCTTCGCAGTCCTCAACAGCGTCTTCATCCGCATCTTCGACTTCTTCTTCCTCAGAATCCTCAGAAGCTTCCTTGTCAACTTCCTCTTCAGTTTCTTCTTCTTCAAGATCTTCGACTTCCTCAACTACTTCTTCCTCAACTTCCTTGTAAAAGCGTTCATAAGATTTGCGATTAACAATTCTTTCTTTACCGGAGTTCAAATCTTTTAAAGTGATGTCATCTCCATCTTTGCTAACCAATTCAAATTCTGCGTTGTTCCTTGTGCAAATTACTTTCATAATATTACCACACTTTCTAAATAAATTTTGTAAGGTTTTCACCTTCAATTACATTATACCCTTCGTAAATTCAAAAGTCAATACTTTTTGGATAAAAAAATTTCAGGGCAATTTTTAAATTCCTGCTCAGATAAATCATTAATATCTTTACCTCTTGGAACTACTAAAGATTTAACCAATTTATTATCAATAATTTTAATTAATCTTTTAGCCCCTTTATCACCAGCTTCATCCCCATCGAAAGCGGCTACTATTTTTCTAAAAGGAAGTTTTTTAATTAAATTAAATTGTTCTGGCGTGCCTGTACCTAATAATGCTATAGCGGCTACACCATATTTAACAGCCGTTATAGCATTTATTATACTCTCACACACATATAATGTATCTTGGCTATAATCCAATTCATACACACCATATAATGGTTTAAACACGTTTTCCGGATAATGGTAAAGCTTGAAATGTATTGCCCTTCGTGCAATAAACAGAGTTCTGCCCTGCATATCCCTCACAGGGAATGTTATGCAGGGAAAGGTATTTTCATTTTTCTTTAACTTAAATTTAGGGTCATAACCAATATCGTATTTTTCAATAAGTTCTTCAGTAAGACCTCGTTTAAACATATAATCATGATAATAACGATATCTATCTAATTGTTTTTCCGGAACATATTGTTGTTCTGAATGATTACTGTTTCTACTCAATTTTAAATCTAAAGGTTTTCTATCTTCTATATCTATAGATAAAAAATTCTTTATTAGCCACTTTGTACCATATGCACCCGAATCATCATATCCATAAATATAACTAATCATTTCAGGTAGTGTTGCAGTATAGCCACATGTAAAACAATGTACAGTCCCGGCTGGAATTTTTTTACCATTTATTATCTTATCAACTCTTGATATACCACAAGAAGGCCTTTTTTCTTGCCCATTGTTATGAACTGGACAACAAATTTGTATATTTGAATCTGTTACTATAAACCGACCAAACAAACTAATACCTAATTGTTCTTCTATCTGTGATTGTAAAAATTGCAAAATAGAAACATCGTCTTCTAATAAAGCTTTGCCTCGAATTGTAAACATTAAAAGACCTCTTTTCTATCTTTATATTTTTTACGTTGTGTTTCTTCGACTTTTTGCCGTTCTTGTGGGGCTACTGAATCCGTTGCACTTGGCACATAAACAAAACGCCCTTTATCGATATCCCAAAAATAAATCAGGTTTACCCCTACAGCACCAGTTCTATTTTTAGTCAACGATAATTTTAAGCCAGCTCCTGTTTGCCTAATAAACAATACCTTTGAACTATTTTGACCGATACTATCACTATCGGCTAAATTAGTTAAGTCTGGATCGTCTTGAACATTATCTTTACGAATATCGCCATCACGATTTAATTGGGATAATCCGATTATTGGAATATCATATCTTTCTGATAAACGCATTAAACCTTCAGTTATACTAAATAATTGTTCTGTTTTACTTTTTCCTCGACGATATGTTTCATCGTCCATTAAACTGTATTGGTCAATACCAATAATATCAGCCTTACAAGCCGTTATCATTGATTGTATAGAGGATACGGTTGCCCTACCACCAAAACTTTTCGGTGTAAAAACATAAAAAGGCAACATATTTTTCTGTGTTTTATCAATAAAATCTTCATAACCTGAAACATTTTCACCAATAACAAGAGCTTTATTCGAAAAATTGGCTAATAAAGTATCAAAACGATACCCAATTTGCATATCATTCATTTCGCCGCTGTACATAGCAACACGCTTGCCCTGTTTCCATGCCTCTACTAACATTTTCAATAATATCCACGTTTTACCCTGATTAGGTCTTCCTGCTACAGTCAATAATTCGTTTCCTGGCTCTAATCCATATATTACTTCGTCGAGTTCAGGAAATCCGGTTTTGATATAATTTGTTCCAAATTCCTTTTTTTGTTGGTGTAATTCTAATCTTTCTTTTGCTTTTTTAACTATATTAGAGCCACCAACAATATTTTGACTATTTAATGCAACTACCTGCGCAGATAAATAATTCAAAGCTTCCCTTGAATCGTCCCGCATTTTATCTGCTGTTTCCTGCACTACAGAAACCATCTGTGAATATAAATATTCTTCTCTTAGAGTGCTAATTAAAAAGTCGTCTGTTTCTTTAACTTCTGTAATCGGGAAATCTGGAAAATTTTGAAGCATTGTTTCTTTATCCGGAACTTTGCCATAAAGACTAACATGTCTACGAATAAAATTAAACTCTTCTTCGTATTCTAAAAAATAATCTTCCGTTAGGTTGTTTTGTGTAACAATATCAAAACTTCCTGTATTTAAACATTTGCTTAAAATTTGAAGTTTAACCACGACGTCTATCCTTTCCACGCAAAGCAACAATATCTCCACTCAAAATTCGACTGGATAAGCGTTTACCAACCTGTTTTTCTAAATCTTTATCAGAAACATTACTTGTAAAAATATTAGCTAGTCCCATATTCATTCTTGAATTAATAAAATCATATAAAGTATTTTGTTCAAAAGCGCTTAATCCTGAAACTGCAACATCATCCCAAACTACTAAATCAACAACAGGAATTAAATCTAATAAATCTTGTACATTATTTGCTGAATTAAAGGATTGTTTTATGGAAAACAGTAAATTTTGTGTAGAAAGGAACAGTCCTCGAGGTTTAAATCCGTTACCTAGCCAAATTTCACTAAAGTATCGTAGGAGAAATTTGGTTGCCCATGTTGTTTTCCCATTCCCAGTAAAACTACTGTGAATAAATAAATTTTCACCCGCCGCCACAAAATTAATAATATCCTGTTTTAAATCATTAAGATATTCAAAACTATCATAATCACAACTATCAGGTTTTAAATTTACAGATTTCTGATATACTTTTGGAATACGGCTAGTATAAATTAAAAAATCAAATTCCATAAATCTTAAACAACTAGCACAACAGTCAGTTGTTTTGTACTTGCCACAAACATCTTTAAACCAGCATTTTTCACGATCAAATTTATACTCATACATAATCAATACACCTTGTCAATAATAGTGTGATCTAATCCATCATCTTCCGGAGTTTGTTGGATATTATCAATAGGCTTATCTTTACGTTGCAATTCCCACACAGGCACTAAAACTTTATATCCCGCCGCAAGGGCTGTTTGAACTCTTGAATATACTTCTGTAAAAGATCTGCCCTTAAGGCTATTTAAAATTGCCTGCCATTGTTCTGGCTCTAATTTAAATTTTAATCGATATTTTAGATATGAACTCAAACAAGCTTTTAATACAGTCCTGTCATTCTTTATTGAAAAATTTTCTAAAAGAAAAGCGTTCAACTGCTTATCAAACCGCGAAAAATTATTTTCTTTGCTTGTTTTAGCACGTACCCCCCTTATACCCCCTAGTTTATTATCTATATTGCTATTTGGTATATTATTCTTATTGTCTAATTGTCTAGTATTATTATATTTATTATTTTCTTGTGTTCTACTTTCTGGAACACGTTGTTCTACTTTCTGGAACACGTCAAAATTAATAGCATACGCATTTTTTAGTCCAATACCATTTTCGTGCATTGACTGTTTTTTTAGAATCAAATCTTTCTCGACTAAAGAATTTATACATTTCTGAACTGTTGCATTTGATAAATTTAAATGTTCAGCAAGACTTCTAATAGTCATTGTAAAATACTGATTTTCAACATTTGCATATCTATAAATTACAGCATAAATTGTTAGCTCCGAACCACTTAATTTAAGGTCTTTAAACATCCATTCGTGTACTGTATAGTAGAAATCTTTCATAATTTTTCCTCAATTCTTTTATTTGTATACAATTTTTGTCGGTTTATCAATTCTTCTAGTATTAGCTTTTATAAAATCCTGTCTAGCTGCTTTTGTAGCAACTTGTTCATCAGACATTTTTTCTTGCAATTCAATTTCAATAATAATCTCTAACTCTCTATATTTTTTATAAATTGGGCAATTATCTTGCATACAGGGCTTGAAGTCTGTAATGATCTCCCCTTTATTATTAGCCCCTTTGTGTTCTACCTCGCAGGCATTAACGGTGTTGATACCCACTAATAAAGCCATACTCATTAACAATACTTTTTTCAACATAATAAATCCTCCTTATAACAGGAAAAGCCCCCTATATGATTGGCGGTCATAGGGGGCTTTAGCCTGACAAATAAACAAAAATGAGGGTTAAAAAGCGGCAAATACTTTTTGGAGTTACTCCTGAACATATCCGGGAACCGACCGCCAAGCTATTTCCCGCTTCTGTTATTATAATACCACAACCATTATAGGCTGTCAATACTTCGTAAAAAATTTTTTATCTGCCAGCGAATACCTTACTTGTTTCAATGATTTGATTGTCTACCTCGTCATTTACACGACTCCAGGCGTTCTGCCTTACTTCATTTATATCGTCACCAGTTTCCAGGCTAATCAATTCACTGGTTTCAAAGGTAAAAAATTCACCATTTATTTGACAACTTCTTTTACTTGAAACTGTAATTTCTTTAATCTTTGGCATATTTAATATCCATCCTTTGTGATTTTTTAACTACCTGAAAAGCAATTAATTCCTGTGGAAGTTTTTTATCTTCAAAGGCTACTTTATCTAACATATCGTAATCAACAGCTGTTTTAACAACTAGACATTCCGGATAATTTTCTTCAAGCCATGGTATTAATTTATCTTCATTGAAACTTGTTTGTTCAACTTCTTTGATTAATACTTCACCATCCTCGTTCGTTATAAACGATAGATTATTTTTTTGCATATAATCACGAACATCTTCTTTTAACTTTTTAAGTTTTTTACTAAGAATACTTTCTTCCTTATGCACACTAATTAATTCTTTTATTATTTTGTTCATTTTATTACCTCCAAACTAAATAAGCACAGCCAACAATTAATAATACAGCAAAAATAATAAGCGCTACGTATTCACTTGAAGATACAGGAGCTGTAATTTCATTACATACTTCACACGGATGTCTTACAATAGGTGTTTCAGGTTCTTCAGTTTTTAATGAAGAATTTGCTGGAACAAAAGAATTGCAAATTTTAGCCGTCTTTTGATTGCAAGTATCTTCAAAAAAGCATAAATTGCAATCTGTGCTTTTAGGTTTAAAACCTCTTCTTTTCTTTCTACGACTTCTTGACACATTATCCCTCCTTAATAAAGTAACATATTAATGATTTCCTGCATACGGATAATATTACCACTATCAACAATACCTTGTGATAATAATTCTTTACGCCGAACAATCATCTCGACCTTTTCATCTATTGAATTGGCACAAACAAGAGAATAAATATTCAAATCATTTGTTTGGCCAATACGATGACATCTATCAATACACTGCTGTTTATCTGCGCCAGTCCAAGGACTATCAAAAAATATTACATTATTTGAATTATTGAAAGTTAAGCCAGTACCCATTAATTTTATAGTACCAACTAAAGCAACTTTATTATTATCTACCTTAAAGGCATTTTCTGTGTCTTTTAGGTTTTTATTTTTGGCAAGATACCCCATAGCATTGTAAGGTTTTAGGATATCAACTATTATCTGCACTACCTCAGCCCAATTACTAAATATAAGGCATTGTTCTCCTCTATTGGCAATTTCGTCCACCAGTTCTACTAATTTATCTAATTTAGCAGATTTTTGAACTGTAGAGCTTACTAGCTGCGGAGTTCCAACGACCTGTCTTAATCTTGTAAATTGTGCTAATGGATTTGGACTTAACATTATTAAATCAATTTTATCTTGCAATCCAGCTAATACTTCTTTGTATAAAGGTTCTTGCTCTTTATACATATCAACATAAACTGTTTGTGGAAATTTTTGTGGTAATTCTAAAACATCTTCTTTTAATCGTCTTAATTGAATATTTTTCAATCTTGTTTTTAATTCTTGCAAATTTCGATATCCAACTATTTCACGATCCATATACCCACCAAAAATACAATAATGATTTTTAAAGGCTGTATAACTATTTTCTTCATAACCTAATGATTTAAAGATAATAAATAAATCCATAGGTTGATTAACTAATGGTGTACCACTCATTGTTACACGATAATCATTTTTGTTTTTGGTATTCATCACCTTAATGAATCCTTTTCCCTGTGCAGAGAGTGGATTCTTAACCTTATGAACTTCATCAATGAAAATAGCTCCTATAGTTCCATTCTCATGATATTTTTTTAGTAATTTAACAATAGCTTCTTCCCGAAATGCTTCTATATTTATAATCCAGAAAAATTCTTCCGGAACTTCTTCTAAATCTTCTAATTTAGCTTTTGTTCCACCATCATATAATTTATTACTTCTTTTTCTAGAACGAAAACCTAATAATTTATAAGTTTCATCACTATGTGTTTCAATTTCATCACGCCAGTTCCAACGTAGTGAAGCTACACCACAAATAACAAGGCAATGCTCTACACCTTGTATTTCCTTCAGATATCTGGCTAAATCAATTATTTGCTTTGTTTTACCAAGACCTTGTTCATCACCTAAATGCCAATGTCTTTTATCAATACCATATTTAACACCTTCTATCTGATATTGATAAGGCTTTGTTTTAAATGTAAAATCTCCAAGATCATTTTGCAATAATTCTTCACCAATTATTTGGTATTCTTGATTAATTAAAATATTTTTCACTGCTTGTAAATGTATAGGAGCAATTTCCCAACAATCAGAATTTACATGAAAATATCTAAATTCTAATTTTCTAAATTTACTTACAATATCAATATCAAAACTGCATTTAATAAATAAACAGTATTGAAAATCTTTAAATTTTTTAGATTCTTTCACATTAATTCTAATCACAATTATTGGCCTCCTTATATACTAATTATACCGCAATGATTTTAAAATGTCAATAAAAAAGAGTACATTCCGAAGAATGTACTCTTTAAATTAAGCTTTGGCGACTTGCATATAGTAGCGATAAGCTTTGCCTTCGCTAACATCGGGATCTTCAAACCAAGCCTTGCTCATTTTAACGTAGGTCGCTGTATCAGAACCTAATACGTTGTAATAATCGCTATAAAGCATATTCATTACAAAATATAAATCCCAACGGTTAAATCCGATACATTTAATACCATACTGGCGGATTACATCATCAATCTGTTCAACAGACCAGTGAGCTCCTTCCGTACCATCTACGTTCTTGAAATTTTCAACAGCTTTTTCAGCTAACCAATCACTAAAATGCTCACCATAACACTCTTTATACAATTTGTCAACGACTTCGTCATAAACTTCTTTATCCGAATATTTTAATGGTTTAATAGCACTTTTAAAAGTTTCCATTAAAATATCATTAGTAAGACCTAAATCTTTCTGCTCTTTAAGATGTTTTAATAATGTTTCTAACATATTAATCTTCCAATACTTCTACCGTAGGTACAGTAGGTGCTGTTGGAGTATAAACAGTATTAGGCACACAACACAACATAGAGAAATGATTCGGGTCACTACCAAAGATAATTGGATAAACTCTACGGCAACGAATTTGATCTGCTCTTAACAGATTACCTGTGCGGGTATAAACCGGATAAACAGTAGTTCCGATTTGAATCTGCACTGGAAGCGTATTCGCCCCTGAAGGAAGACTCTGTGCAAGCACAAGACAAAATCTTTTTAAATTGGTGAGTGTAGGTGTAGTGCTAAGAGTGATAACTAGATTAGTTGAAGTAGTTGTGATGCTGGAACTTTTAATAAATCTATCACAGCGGTTACAGGCCACAATAATCACTTCCTAATTAGATGCAGCCACAGCCATTGTTGCAACCGAATCCATTAGCGGAAGTATAGGGGCTGCAAGTAATGTATGCGGGCTGCGGGAATGGACGAACTGCGTTAATAATGTTTTGAGTTTGGGACAAGTTGCCAAGTTGCAGTTGAGCAGCTTGCAGTTGATCACGAAGCTCTTGCATTACGTTTGCAGTCATCAGAGCACGAGTTGCTTCAGCTTCTGCATGAATTGCAGTAGTGATTTCACAAGTGTTCTTGTAGTTTTCTGCACGAACAGCATCAATATTGCGATTAGTTTCGCAGCAGCATTGCTGTGCGGCAAAGCGACTTTCTGCGATTGCAGCATTAGTCTGGTTGAATCCTTGACACAGACCCATTTGTAAAGCGCCAGTAGATTCACAGATATCTTTTTGGATACCGAAATTCTGATTAGCAAGCTGATTAAAGCCACGATCCAAAGTATTATTAAGGTTGGTATAAAGAAATTCATTAGTCAAGGTATTTACAGCACCATTAGCGCCGTTACCACCAAAACCGCCGAAGCCACCGCCCCATGCGAGTAAGAAAAATAACATTACTACCCACATCCAGCCAGCTCCACCACCCATGAAGCCATCGCCATCAGATTTGTTCATGTCATAGACAGGAACCATTTGAGCACCTTCGAATGCCATGATAAAACACTTCCTTTAATTTATTAAATCAAAATCTTTAGGTGCGCACCTTTTTAGATTTTAATTCCAAAATTACTTAAAACTCCCATAATTTGTTTAGGATCAATACCTTGAGTTTTAGCTAAATTAAAAGCCGTTTCTTTTAATTGATCCGGAGTTTTGCCTTGTGCCATTTTCATGGCCTGTTGAAATTTAGGGTCATTTCCGAACATGTGCTGCATTGCCGTTTGAGGATTTTGCATTTGCCGGAGTTGGTTGAATGCTTGCATCATTTGCATTAGATTCATTTTGCTGACCTCCTAACTGATTTAAGAAATTTTCTATATTCTGTACCCGCTGATTTAAACCATTAAAATCATTAGATGTTACATATTCAATCTTATTTTCTTGTGGATTTACTAACTTATAAGTTTTTAATTCGGCTAAACCATTCATACTCAATTGTTTTGTATAAATTTCACCATCTTGAATATTCACAAATACACTCATAGATCCATCTAAAGCAATTCTAGCGGCTTTAGCTTCTTCTAAACAGGTAACAGGAACTGCTGATATAAATGATTGCATTTGTTGTGGCTGTTCTACTTGTCCGAACATATTTGGAACTTGAGGATTTATGGCTCTTTGCATTTGCTGAACTTGTTGCATACGATTATAACCATAATTAGGATTTGTCATTGGATTATTCATAGGATTCATATAATTATCGGGATACATACATTTGTCCTCCTACCGCCGCCACCATATTTGGTTGATATTAAACTTTTTTGTAGTGGCGCATGGTTTATTACCTGTAATTATTGTAACAAAAATAAACCGCCCACACATATCCTAAATTGTGTAGACGGTTTGTCTGTTTATTCCCTTGCTATTGTTTTTGCAATAGGAGCTTCAATATATGGTTTTACTTCGTCCGGAATTAATTCCTTTTCATTGCTAATAATGGTTTGTAATTCCTTTTTGGCATTCCATAAGGCTTTGCCTACTGAAGAACTTTCAATTCCTAAGTCGTCGGCTATCTCATAATATGATTTACCCTCAATATAAAACTTCCATAAAAGTAATTCACTTTTTGTTTTCAAGCCAGTTCCTTTTATAATCACCTTTAGTGCAATTAAAGATAATGTTTTAAGTCTTTTATTGAAATCTGATTCAGTCATTAGCTCCAAATACCCGCCAAGCTGTTATAATTCCTCCAACTAGACCACCTATAATTAAAGTTAGTATTGTATTGACAATTACTCTCTTATAATTATAGTAGTCCTTTAAATCTTTCATTTGATATTTTTCAAAATCTCGTTTTAAAGAACCTATACGTCCATGGAGAATTTCTTGATCTTTATTTAATCTAGATTCTAATTTATCAAATAACTTTAAAATAGTAACGACATTAAAGTTTATCTCTTGCACATCTTTACAGGTTTGACGGAATTGTTCTTCAAATAATTCTGACCGTTTTTCGTATCTATCACAACGGCTTTCTAAAGTTTTAATCCTTTGTAATAGTTCTGCAATTACCTTTTCATTTTCCATTTATTGTTGCTCCGTTACTTCTGTTCGTAATAACACTGTTTCCAGCACCGGGAATAGTATCAGATTCTTCCGTAACAGTTCTTACAATACCTTGTTCATAAGTAAAATATTCTTTAGCAATAAGCACCGACGAAATACCCAATGCACAGGCACAAAAAAAGATGCAACAGAGAAAACCAATGACTAAAATTTTTAAAAGTCCTAATAATTTTACATTATAGTCCCGATAAATTTGAGCGTCTTTTGCTTTTTTATCTATTTCATCTTGTCTTTGCATTAACCTCTCTAGATACTTATCTAGGTGCTGCAAATCTTTATCATTTGGATTTTCCATTACATCCTCCTAGGATATCGCAATTAATAAAACAGTACCAAGTCCAATATACAATAAAGTTTTTTCAGCTTTTAATTGTTTAATCTTCTTTTTGTATTCTTTGGACTCCTGTTCTAAAGTCTGATTGCAACTCTCTAAGTATTTGATTTTGTTGTCGTAAGATGTCTTCAACATCGTTTGCTGTTTTTCCAATGTTATTACTGACTGATTGGCTTTCTGTAAGTTGTTGTTTAATTCCGTCCGTTGTTTTTTCAACGTCAGAATTTTGTTTATCGATTGTTCGTTTAGGGATATCGCTTGCGCTATTTGTTGTTCTTGCATTTCGAATTTCTTCGCTGGAACTAAATAATAATCCTGTGCATAAGCCTGCTGACATAAACCCAATGATAAACCAAACAACAAAAGCATGAAAAATATTTTTCTTTTCATTTACCATTGCTTCCAAGTAAAGTAAGCTCCGATTGCAAATCCAAGTCCAAAGGAAATCAGTTTTGGATAACGATTAAAAGTAGCTTTTATTTTATCAAAAAATTCTTTAATTTCTTCCATTTTAGATTCCTCCTCAGTTATTCTGTTTCCAGATTGCCAATCCACGAATTACATCACCGCCGGGCTGGTTTTTCTTACCTGTTCCGGGGTCGTCTAAAAGAAGTAAATCCCATCTCATATCGGGATCGTTACCATAAAGACCATAACCATCAATATCAGCGATTTCTGCATGAGTCATAACATGCTCCGAATCTATTGGAATTTCTAGAACAGTTGCTATAAAACAAATTATCTCAGCTAACCGTTCGACTTGAATTGGTGTTGGTGGATAACCATTCCAATTAATTCTTTCAGGATTTTTATAAACAGTCGCCCCATAAGCACAACATAAAGCGATTCCAATAGCGTTACTGTTTCGATGCCATGTATGCTCTTTGTAGTCTGTAAGTTCACCATTAATACGAACAGTTCCATCACTTTCAATACAAATATGATAATGTTCTTTTTCAACACTATTCATTTTGTATAATCCACCTGTATGATGACAATAGATTCGATTAATACCACTATTTTTAGCCCTTTCGGCAAGTGCAATGATCTCATTTATAGTTACCATTGTCTTTTTCCTCCTTTCCTTCAAGAATATCTGATATGCCATTATTATTTTTATCAATAAATAATTTAGCTAAAAATGTAATGGCATAAACAGTTGACCCACTTACAAAGAAAGTCAAAAATGAAATAATTATCGGCAAGTCCGCTTCGTTTGTTACATTTAGGTTATGTATCCATCCGTAAACAAACATTACAGTAAAGCCGAGATACACCAATATAAGGTAGAAAGCTATATACTTAATGTATTTGTTACCTATTAATTGTGGTGTATTTTCAACCAATTTTTTAAACCAGTTAAGTATTTTATCTTTCATCTTATACTCCTTAATTATATTGTATTATTTTTATTTTGTCAAGCCTCCATAGGAGCTAGCTTAGAGGCTAGTATTCCTAGCGGGGAAACTACTTTAGCACATGGCAGTACCTTTACAGTCCCCGCAGGAATAACAGTATTAAGAGCTTCATTCAATCAATCTGGATATTTAAATTTGATTACGTATGTAGGTGTAACGCCTAATAAATCCTATAAACTGTATTCTAATTGGACTGAATATAATTATGGAGAAGGTGAAGAATACCTGTTGTATAATGCCAACAATAATAAATATTGGATTGATTATACTATAGGCAATTTAGATGTTGATACTGGTTACACTGAGCTGAATTTTAAACTCGAATGGTCGCCTACTATCAATTCACACGCAGTAGAAGTTACAGACTATTAATAATCAGTAATATTAGGAGATTTCGCATTAATAGTTGGAGACCAAGATATCAAAATTCTAGCTCTATCATCCCTAGCCCTTATCCAATATTTACTAGAGCTAGAATAATAGCAATAATAAAAATCATTGCTACCAACCACGACTGTTAACGTATATGTTTTTCCACCAGTTACTCCTACATAATTAGGAGATTTTTCCCCCACATCCTGAACTTCAACAACTTTTATATTAGTGGGTATAGTCACACTCCATTTATTTGTAGAGCCCGGCGATGAATATGTAGGAGATTGTACACTTCCTGTAGGAATACTAGCCTCTAAGCTAGCTCCTATGGTGACATTGCCTGTCACGATAATTGACATTGGATTATCAGTTAAAGCCATAATATACGGCAGATTTTGAGTTTAGTAATCGGTTACTTTAGGCGTTTGATTGTTAATTGATTGTGAATAACTAATAGTTACACTTCCTGACTCTGTGCCAGTTTCGCTAGCAGTTGATAACTTTAATGTATAACTTTTATTAGGAGTAACTCCTACATACCAAGTATCTATAGCAGATTCGTAATTATATAAAGATAACCAATATTTTTTGCCATTTACTGAATATACATCTAAAGCTACTTCGCCTTCGCCTTCATGGTCTACCTCCCCTGATACTTTTAATACTTTTACACCCGCAGGCACTGTAATAGTAACCGTTGTATTCACATCCATAGTACTCAACAATCTTGTTTCAGTAGTCGGTACACTCGCTTCTAATGTTGCCCCGACTGTTACATTGCCTGTAACCACTAAACTCATAGGATTGTCTGTCAAAGCCATCTTTTTCCTCCGATTTCTCACAGAGGAATATTACATTAATAATCAGTTACGTTAGGTATTTTTTGATTAATTGATTGAGAATAAGAAATCTTTAAATACCCTCCATCCAAATTATATTCTGCGCCTACGTATAACGATAATTTATAAGTTTTGTTTGGTGTTACTCCGACATACCATTGATCATAGAAATTAAAACCCTCTGATCTATAACGCCACTCTTTTTGATTAGAAAGGTTTTTTATTTCTACAGTAACGTAATCATCATAACCCTCGCTAGATTCTGCATGACTGGAAATATATAATACAGTAACTCCATCAGGAATAGTTATTGATACTTCCTCATACAAGATGTCATTTGCTTCAATATTTTTGTTGATCAAGAAAGTTTCTTCTGTAGGCACAATAACTTCTAATTCTGCACCGATACTTACATTACCAGTTACTATTACATTCATTGGGTTACTTGTTAAATCCATTTTATATTCCTCCGTTTCTTCACAGAGAAATATTACATTTTTGCAGTTTTATTGAATAATTACAGGTATCGTTTTCCCTACTTGTGATTGCATCCACAATATTAGCGAAGAATCATTCGTTGGAAGTTCAATATAATAATATGTATTCCCTTCTACTGGGTTCAGTGTATAAGTAGAATTATTAATAGTAAGTTTTATTGTAGATTGACTTAATCCAATAGAAAATGATATCCATAATATATGTAGTAATATCATTTGACTACTAGGATCTACACTCTGACCAACAGCTAACGATGTAATCTTACTGCCTTTAAATATATTTGGCTCAATACTTCCATATACTTTGCCATCAGCAAATTCAGCACTACTATATCCATATTCCCATTGATTTCCACCGTAAGTATATTCACCAATCGTCAAACCTATTCCATCCAACTCTGCACTAACCGTAATATTCCCTGTGACTGTAATATTCATAGGATTATCAGTTAGTGCGTGTAATTGTAATAGTAATCTCGGAAGACGGCTGACAGACAATTCTTTATCTGCCTGCCCCCCCCCCTAATTAATTTATTAAACATTTTATTCGTCCTCCTTATTTACATCAATTTTTTCTAAAAGCTCTCCATCTTTGTTATAGCCAGTGATTATAAGATTTTGACCTTTTTTAACTAAAATACTATAAGGTGAATTTGCTTTTACACTAAAAGAATATTCACCACTTGCAACAAAATCAAGATTTGCATAACTATCTAATGTACTTGATAATTTGGCACATTTTTCATTTAGTTCTTTTTGCATATCTTCATATTCCGATTTTGTTTTCCCGCCTAATAATTTTATTAACCAATTAAACATCTTCGTTCTCCTTTTCTAATACAGCTCCGATTTCAGCATTACCATTTATTGCTAATGTATTTGCACTTGCAGTTTGATAACTTCCTGACAATGTAAATGTCTTAAAGGTGTATCCACTATTCGGTGTGCATTTATTGCTTGCAGTTTTGCCATGCTGAACAGTAAAGGTTGAAGTGTGTGCAACTCCATCAACTGTAACAGTAATCGTTCCACCTGTAGGCTGATTAATCGTATAAGTATAGGTTTTCAAAGTAGCGGCTGTTGCACTAATAGTGATATTATCTGTTAATGTTCCACTTGTGCTATTTAATGTGCCTGCATTATAACCTGTACTTGCTGATATACTTGCCGTATAAGTTGACCCTGCTTTTGCTGTGAATGTTGATGTATATGAATTGCCATTGCAAATTACTGTTATTGTTTGATTTGCTGATTGTACGATTGTGACCGTTACTGTTACTTCGGACGTGTAACATAATCTTGCTACGCCATTTACTCCTATATACATTTTTTTGACTTTTCTTGCAACGCCATCTACACCAACATATAATGATTTAACTTTTCTTGCTTTATTATCTACACCTACATAAATAGATTGTGTCATTATATCACCTTACTCATATACGCAGTAAATTCTTCCAGTTGCTAAAGAAGAAGTTCCTGCGGTTAAATCTGTCGTACCATATTGTACCTGTTCGGGTATTGTTATGTCTGCACTACCATCAAAGGCTATACCATTAATTGTTCTAGCTATCTCTAGTTTAGTTGCTGTATTAGCATTTCCTGTATAATTACTTTTGTTTATAGACGCTAAAGTAGCGTCGTTTGTATCCAACCAAACAAGAGATTGTCCATCTTTTATTCTAATTTGATTATTAAATTTAGCAGCTACATCTACTGTAAAAGCATAATTAAAATTAGTATAATAATTAAAATTAACAGTCTTATTAAAACTCTTTACCCCTGTAATTGTTTGTGTTGTATCAATTGTTACCATATTAAGTAGTTGATCAGCGATATCGGCTATATCTAAAGTACCTGTATTTATAACTCTACCAAAGGCTTGAACTACAGCTAATTTAGTTATTGTTTTAGGTTTAACTTCACTGCTAGAACCAGTAATATTTCTTTGGGTATCTGTACTAAACTTATTAATATTCTCAGCTGTGATAACAGGTAATTCAATAACTCCAGCTTTAGGTAATCTAAAAGTAGTTGAACCATCACCCGAAGAATAATAATTATTTACTACTCCTTCATTAGCAGATAATTCAGCTTGCCACTGTTCCTCGGTCAATAATAAAGACGGATGCTTTTGAACAAAATCCCATAAATCTTTATAAACACTACGACTTACAATTTGTCCATCACGAATTAGTTGACCACTATCTAATTCTGAATAAGGTACATAGTATTCAAATCCTACAGGTAATTCAATACCATTTGATATGTTAAAGTTTACAAATTTTTCGCCGTCATAAATTTTTACACCTGACATGATTAATCCTCCTGTAAAATTGATTGTACTTCTTCTTCTGAATAACCAATAGTAGCTAATTTACAATTAGGATTATACTTATATTCGTATAAGTATCTTTCATCTAATTCTTCATTATACTCAATTCTTTGATTTTTCTTTAAAACAACTTCTTCATTTTTTAGTAGTTTATCAATAAAAAACCAATCATATTGAGTATCTAATAAAGCCTGAAAATCTTTTTTCCAAAGTTCTTTTGGAAAATAATTACGAACATATTCATAATCTTCTTTTGTTTTTAGTGCTTTTGGATAACCATACATAATAATCCTCCTAACTAAATGAAAAATATTTCTTTGGTTTGGATAATAGTAGTGATAAATGGAAGGTTATCTTTATACTTTTCAAGTTGGTCTTTTAATACACTTGAATTAGTAAATAAGACTTTTCTTTCATCATCTACTTCTATTTGCATTTGAATATAAAAACCATCTTTTTCAATTTTACTTTTCTTAACTTGAAAAGCTAAAACTTTAATTTCTTTATTCAACACTTTTGATATTTTAATCTTTTCGCCGATAAATTTTTCTTCGGCAAAATCACTAAATTTGTTCATTAACAGAACCTCCTATAGATTCTTTTAATTCATTTAGTTGTAAGGAAATTTGAAGGTTATATGTATTAGCCCATTTTAACCAGCCTGAAATACTTCCAATAACAGATAAAGCTCTATCATTAGTAATTTTCTTTTTAGCCAATTCCCATTTTAATCTCCGGATTCTTTTCTTCATTCTTTTAGCTGTAGTTTTACGAACAAGAATATATCCAGACGAAAAATGCCTATAACCTAAAAAATCTATTCCCTGAGAAGTCGGGAATAAATTACATTTACTTAATCTTAATTTTAAAATATTTTCAACATAATCTTTAATTTTAATAGCCATTTCTTTTAATAAAGCTTTATCATTAGAAAATAAAAGAAAATCATCACAATAACGAATATAACATTTAATCTTATTATCATGTTTCATAAACATATCTAATTCGTTTAAATATAAATTTCCAAACCATTGACTAAGATAATTACCAATAGGAATATTTGTTTCTCCATCAATACTATCAATAATGGTATCTAATAAATTTAAAGTGCGTTTACATTTTATTTTCTTACGAATAATTAATTTTAATATTTCATGATTTATAGATGGATAAAATTTATTAATATCACATTTTAAACAATACTTATTTTTGCGAACAAATTCCATACATTTTTGACTTCCTTTATGTTGACCTTTACCATTTCTACAAGCATAACTATCAGAAATAAAAAGGTTATCCCATATAGGTTCTAAAATATTCATTATAGCGTGATGAACAATGCGATCTGGATAAAATGGAAGTACATAAATTGTTCTTTCTTTTGGTTCATAAATTTTCTTTGTTCTGTATTCAGCTGTTTTGTAAGTACCATTAATTAGACTTAATCTTAATTCTTCAATTAAATTATCCAAATCTTTTTCAACACGAATAACTTTTTGTTGCCAGCTTTTATGTTTTTTAGCTTTTTTATATGCTAATAAAAGATTATCTTTGTCTACAATTTTGTCAAATAAATTATTATGTCTTTTCATTATTAAAAATTGAAGCAATGACGTTCGAATTAACTACTAACCACTGCTTCACCCTTTTTCGTATTTTGCTTTTCAGCAAGGTCAATGTATCAGCCGAGGGTTAGCCACACCTGCTAATTTTCCCCGTATCCGACGTACTGCGTGCAGAGTAATTGGAATTGACATTAGACGAGCCATTATTACAATTGACAGAACGAGAACTGCAATTCGAACTGTTATTCCAGTTAGCGCCCAATAGCAAAACTGAAAAAACTGCCAGCTACTGAAAAATACATTAACCTAATTAATATTATACACTAAAAAGTTAGCTTTGGCTAGTATGAAATACTAGCCACCGTTTTCCTCGTAAAATAGTTCCCTCGGTCATTAGTTTAAATTCGTGACAACCCTCGGCTCCGACGCACCGCGCGCAGAGAAATCGGAATCGACACTAGACGAGCCATGCCTACAAGTGACAGAACGAGAACCGCAAGCCGAACCGAGATCCCAGCGAGCGCCCAAGAGCAAACGATATAAAGTACCATAAGACTGACCATATCTTTGAGAATCAACGCTAGAATTATAAACAGAATCATTCCACCCGGATTCCCCTGCAAAGCCTAAATCCATAGCCCATTGCCAAGAACAGCCACAACAATCTTCTAATCCAATATTACTAATCATTCTTCTATTATTACTATCTACATGACCACCTGTAGTATTAGGATCTGCTGCATTCTTAATTCCTGTTCCTTCATTACTTCCTTTTGCTGCCATCTGAAATTCATGTCGCCAAGGTAATCGCATTTTTTGATTCATTAATTGTTCAATAAAAGCTTCACCATGCCATTTTTTAGTTGAAGTACCATCTGCAATCACTCCATTATAAACACTGACTAATTTAGTGCCATCCCAACTTAATTGATAGATACTTAACCAACATTCAGAAACTTCATCATAAGCCAGTCCTTCTGAATCTCCTTTAGGTCTGTGTAATAAATCCCAAATAGATGCAGGTAAAATATCTCCAGTAACATATCCGGATAAAGTATGTCCATCTATTGTACCAACATCTGCACATAAACAATGAAATCCACCTATTTTACGGCTAGAACTTGCAGTATAACCTGTGGGCACTGTACTATTTAAAGACAAAATGAAAATCGGCTCTGTAGAAGAAATATCTTGAGGTTTACAAGCATAAATATAAACATCTTTCCCGGCTAAATTTTGAGGAGTGTCTACAGTGGATAATTGAAGAACTTTATTAATGGTACTTATATAACATTCTCCATCAATGTTTATTTTTAGATTTTTTGGAATTGTGATATTTGTTTTATTAGAATAAAATAATTGATCTCTATTGTAATAAACTGGATTATTCTTAATACACGAAACTTCATAATTACTATAATCTGTAATTTGTTGTATTTGTTGTTCTAAAACAGAAATATCAAGGGAACTTGCATTAGTGATTACTCCGAAAGCTTGAACTACCCATACCTGATTAAGACTTTTAGGTTTAACTTCGCTGCCAGTATGCTCAGTTCCGACTGAACGAGAGGCGTCGAAATCTATTGTTATACCTGTTCTATCACTGGAATCTTGATGTATACTGTCATTAGTTGTACCACCATTTGTAGAAGAATAAGCTCCTGACATTGAAAATGATATTACACCTCTTCCACCATTATCCCAACTGGTAGCTAGTTGAACATAGCTACCAGTTATATTTCTCTGTTTATCAGTTTCAAATTCGTTAATTTTAGAAGTATCATTAGTTGCTTTAAAGAATACACCGTTATAATTAGGCAATCTGAAGTTACTTTCTGTTGTTCCTGTGCTAAAATAAGGACAACATAAATTTTCTGAGGAGTTTAAATATTCGGTATATTCTTGTTCTGTTATTAGCAAACTGGGGTGTTTTTGCAACCATGCCCATAATACACCATAAATTTCACGACTAACTAACTGACCTTTTAATACTAATTGACCCGATTCTAATTCGGTATAACTAACAGGATAGATATCCCCAACCATATGACCAACATAAATTTTTTCAGGTTCTTCTGTTATTTCTTCTGGATTTACCCATATTAATCCTTCTTTGACTTCTTCCGGAGGTTCTGTTCCAACATAAACCATATTTTCATCATTTAATTCATTTAAACATCTTAAAACATTAGCTACTGTTACATCTTGCTGACGAAGAATTTTTTTCATTGTGTTACCTCCCGAAAAGTTGTATAATAAATAGCACCATCAAAAGCATTTAAAGCAACTACTTTATTCCCAACAGTGTCGATTAAAACGCTATGTCTTTCATTATTTTCAACAGCCTCAACACTTAAAACACCGACACTTTCCACTTGTTCAAAAAGATTTAATGGAAGTTCATATAAATTAGTAGAAGAATTAATTTGCCAACTTGCAGCTACAAATTCAACCCTAATTGCACCTGTACCAGTTAATAACCCGCCTAAATTATCCCATTTAGTACCATCCCAAGCAAAATTTGCTCCATCTGCAATACCTTGTTCTTTATCACCTTTAACAACATTATAAACATCACCACTTTCAGCTGATGTTGGTAAATCCTCATAAGTTTCAACACTACCCTTATATTTATACGCATTAGATAAACCTAATTGAGCCGCTGTTACTTTATGAGGATTATTATAATCAGATAAATGAGCGTTTATGCCATCTATAACAGAATTAATAAATTTGATTAGGGATAATCCAGAAATAACTTGACTAATTTTATTGAGCATTAGTTTCGCTTCCTTTCATTAATTCGTATAAGCATAGTCTACCAGTAAAAGGAGCAATAGCCCTGATTGTTACACTAACGTCATCAGGAAATTCCATATCTACAAAAGGACTTCTTGTATATAATCCATTCGTATCCAACATTTGAATATTTAAAATAGCCCTTCCTGATGTATCAAGAGATAGAGTATAATCATTTTCGTCTGCATTCCATAAATCTTCAGAAACTTCATCTGTAAAATTTATATAAGAAGCTGATTGTAAAAAAGAATTATACCATTCTTGTATTTGAGTGTACATCGAATTTATTGAATCTGCTTGTGAATTAATTTGTATATACTTATTATCAATATCCGCTTTAATTATTTCGATATTTGCATAAATAGTATCTATCTCTTCTTTAGTCGCTAAGACTAATTCTGCATTACCTTTAGCAGAATCTGCGCTGATTTTAGCATTATTTTCTGATTCTTTAGCAGAATCTGCGCTGATTTTAGCACTATTTTTTGATTCTTTAGCATTTTGAGAAAATACCTTTGCTTCGCCTGCATATCGACCTGCTTCTGTTTCAGATTTTGAAGCTTGTTGTGCAGATAATTTAGCGGCTTCTGCATATTGATAGGCATTATTAGCGTAATTCTGTACTTGTTCTAATAAATCTTCTATGTCACTCTTAATATCTTTAACATTTTGATAAATAGTATCAATCTTATTTTTTAATTCCTGCGCAGTATCAGCAGAATCTTTTGCATCTTTAGCCGCTTGTTCTGCTTTATCTGCATTTTCCTGAACTTGTTGAACATACTGTTCAAAAATATCAGGAGTTGGATCTGTTGGTTCTAGATCGTCCGGATTAAATCCACTATCTATAACCTCTATTTCGATTTCATTTGTAGTTGCTCTTTTGCTCCCTACCATTGATACAGCGAACGCATTTACTTGCATTACACCTGCACCAACAAGTACCTCCCACGGTACAGTATACTCTACGCCGTCTGAAATATTGGTTACACTGTAAGTTTTTCCGTCCCTTGTAAATTGTACAGTCTTACCTACATAATTAGCCCAATCTTCAGAGGTTTCAAGTGTAAATGTTAAATATCCTTTACTATCTGCAACTACTTCAGAATCTCCATAATAACTTAATCGTTGATTGAATATTCTAAATTTAATCACTTTATACTCCTTTCTTTAAAGACCAAAATAAACTCCATAACCATTCCGGAAGCATCCAATCTAAAAGTTTGACAGGTAGTTTTATTGCAGCTCAACAAGTTGGACAAGATTCAGGTCGAACAACAGGAGTATTTTCCAGAACTGGTCAATGGGCTGGTAGTTGTGCTCATATGGGTGATACTCGTGAAGTTGTCAACTTTAATGGTACACACTCTCATGATTTAAACATGAGTGATAGTGGTGGATCAGAAGCCTATCCTAAACATATCATTATGCCTTACTATTTAAGAACATTAAATATTTAAAGTTCTCAAGTAAAATGGCATTGTAACGTGTTTCGGATACCCTTCAGATCCTCCCGAAGAAGCGATTGTAATGTTATTTAAAGCATTTGCAAGATTAAAATTAATTCGATACATTGCATCATCACCGCCGTCTTTACTGTTTGCCCATCTTCCTAAATAACTTGATGAGAATACACCAGTAGCGGCAGGATCAAATTTCCACAACCTGAAGCTACCCTGTGCGGGGGTAGTATCAATATTAGCCGTATGGTTATGGAGTTTATTTTGGTCTTTAAAGAAAGCACCAGCAGAGGAGCCACCACGACCAAAATCTATCATAATCGGTGTTCTAAAGGTAGTAGAACCGTTGCCTTGTGAAAAGAAACCAACGGAAGTCCCATTTTGAGTCAACATCTTTTGCCATTCAACCTCTGTAGTTAAAGGCATGTATTTTTGAACAAAATCCCACAATTCCGGATATTCTGATCTATTTAGAATTACACTTTTATCAAGCTTTAAATATCCAGGAGGTGCTGAGTTCCAGAGCTGCTGTTTAATGGTTCCCACTGGTGTAGTATCTGAAGATATTTGAATAGGTTGTTCTTCCCAAACAATATCATTATCTTGAATTGTTCTTGAACCTTCTACCCCTGTAGCCTCTGACCATGTAGGCTCAACGCTACCACTTATACCAGCGTTTTTAGATACTAATTTAGTATGCAATCCAAACGGATAAAGTAATACCGAATTTTTTGGATAAGTAGTATTCGGTTGCCAAGAAAATCTTTTTAAGAATTGTGAATGTTGTTGTAATGTATCTTCCCAACCATTAATATTTTCAGCCATTACAATATCATCAGATGTGTTATGCCATAAATGAGCGATGTAATCAGTAATTTGCATTATAATATTAGCCATTTGAAGTAACCTCCCGAATATTAATTCTGTGTTCAATCATTGTATCTGAAGCCGCTGGAATATAAACAGCGTTATTTGATAAAATAAATCCTTCAGAGTCTAAAAATTTAATATTAGTAATTAATTTTATTTGTTCCCAATTTTCAATATTATACTGGATTCTTAAATACCCACCAGTAATAATTTTTTGAACGAATGTTGTTACCTTATAAGTATCATTGATTAGCACAGCTTGAATTGTTTCTGCTGTAAATTCTTTTAATTTATTAAGCATTAAAGGCGTCAAGGATTGTACCTCCTCTGATTTTAATTTAGCCAATTCTTGTACACTAATAATCGGTTTTTCACCGACTTTCCATTTACCACCTAAAATATAATTCCACCACCATTTTTGTTGATAAATTTCTTCTCCAACTTCGACTGTTGACGGAATTAAAGGTACATTAACAAAAACCATATTGGCTGGTCTTATTTTATGAATTAAAGCAATCGTTTCGCTATAAACAAAATAATTAGAAGCATTACTTTTAACATATAAAGTTCTGTTTGGATAATCCATTTGAATTTCATAATTATCCACGCCAAATAAATTATCTAATTTTTCGCGAAGAAAATTCATTGTATAATAAGACAATGTTTGTACTCTATTAAGTAGTCTAAATCTTCTTTCTTCTAATGTTTCAGTAGTGGGATCTGAAACTATTTGGAATAATTGTTCATAAGCATAAATTCCATCTTCATCTGCATAAGCAATAAATTGATTTCTTTTAGCTTTTACAATCAAATTATAAATGTTATTCCAAATATCATTTTCAACTTTAATTAGTTCATCTGTTTCCAAAATACCTTCATAATATTTTGGAAAATAACGACCAATTCTTGTCCTATATAACCCAGTTCGATTATAAATTTTATTGTTCAATGAAATTCACCGACCCTAAAACAGGAACTTCCTGTAAAGAACTTGTTTCTGTTAAAACAACATCAGTATCAGTATCATTAAGTTTTAATTCATAAGCACTTGATACACCTTCAACACTTAAAATAGCAACTGTAATTCTGCCCAAATATACAATAACTGAATAATTATTTTGTTCGTCACTATCTTCCCAATGTTGTCTTAACATTAATAGATAATTAGAAATAGATTCTTTAATTTTAGGTAATAGTGTTTCTAATTTATATCCGGGTAATAATGTGATTTTTCCAGATACATTGATAGTTCTTGGTAAAGGAGTTGATATTGTCATTTTATGATCTATTGGAGCGATACCTAAACCTAATCCACGAGTATTTTCTACTCCGGAATTTTCTGGATCAAACATTTCTAAAATAGTTTGACAAAATTCTGTAGAAGCCGGATTATAATCCGTATCAATAATACTCAATTTAACTGTTCCACCGCCTGCCCAAACAGGATAAACCTGAACTCCACCAATACCCGCAATTTCTTTTGCCCATTGTCTATACTGTGCAACATTACCACCAAAAGCCGTTTTTAACATATTACCTAAATATCGTTCACGTAAAGATTCATCTGTTTCTTCTTCTTCGCCAGGATATAATAAACTTGTTATTTCAGCGCTAGCAAGTTTTTCAATATAATCATTAGGAACGATTCTACCTATATAACTATTACCAACAGACCCTATAGTATTACATTGTAATACATAACTTCCGGGAACTACATCCCCATTTTCATCTACATAAACCTGTACACAAACATAATTTAAAATGGTATCTCCTACAGTCGAGAAAGTTTGTCCGATAGAAATTTGAACAGGATTACCTAACTGATCTTTAAAAACACCTAAATTTTTAGAGTATGTAGCAGGATCTCGAGTAATTCCACCCTCTAAAACACGACCATCCAGCCAAAGTCCATTTGCAGTTGCTACATAAGTTTGTTCGATAATATCTGCAAGATACAAAATAGCCTTCGCTGCCTCATAACAACAAGGAGCCAAAGCATCTCGAATAATAGCACCTTCACGTTTATCCACAGTGTCCGGAACTTGTTTTAGTGCTTCAGATAAAATATAATCATATGAATATTTTTCTAAATAGGTTGAAAGTGCATTCATTTTTTCACCTCTAAAGTTGTAGTCAAAACACCTTGTTCTGTTTCTATATCCATTGTAATTGACATATAATCCAGACCTTCTTGAGTAAATTGTAAATTATTGATAGAATAAATTCTTGCATCAACTAATAAACATTCCTCTATTGCTCTTTGCAAATCTGAACGAATAAAATCATAATCTTTACCAATGTATTTTTCTAATTCAATACCGTAATTTTTAGAATAAATAACATAAGCAAATCTTTCTGTATCAAAATTTTTTAAAATTGCTTGTTCAATTGCAGGCTGTCCATCTGTTGTTCCAATGATTCTTTTATTATAGGAATCAACTTTATAAGTTCTTGTAACTTCATTTTGTCCAATTTGAGTAACAATAAGGTTACGGTTTGACGGTATCAAGGTATTCCCTCCACTCTTTGTAAGATTAGATACTTTTGACCATTATTAAATCTTTGCAAAATAACACGATCTCCAGTATTTAAACCTCGCCACAATTGAATTTCAGGTAATTCCATCGTCGTATTGTGCATACCATTGTGAATTGCCTGATGTTTGTGTTTAATTTGACCTTTTTCCGGAAACGGAATCTTAATAATGGTTTCTTTGCATAGAGCACCAACAACTAATTGAGCTTCCTGTAAAGTTGTTCTTGTATCTAATTGCACACTTAATGGAGCTACAGAAAGAACTGTACCATATACACAATCAGCCACATCGGTACTCTGTGCTTTTTGTTTAATCATTCTTCTTGTAATACTAACTAATCTGAATCCTGCTGTGCTTTCTGCCACATTAACCACCTACATTTAAACTGTATTCGTTAAGGTTTAAACTAATAGTATGCTCATTATTTTTCCACTGATGTGTACAATCAACAACAATATATTCTTGATTATTTACAAAACCTGCTTTTGTTAAAGGATTTAACGCAACAAATAACCAATGTCCAGCTCTGAAATTATGTGGTAAACCAACGCACTGAATTTTAATTGTTTTTAATTCTCTGTTCTTAATCTTTAATAGAGCGTTACCACGTTCTTTTATTTGATTTTCTGTTGCATTTTTATCAACTTTTTCGTAATATTGTAGAATACCCCATTTTCGTTGATTTTCATCATCTTGAGCAACATATGCTTTTCTAACACCTTCTTTAGTGTTATCTTGTACTAATTTTACCCGATTATACGAATCTCTGTCAATACTTTTTCGGTAATTAAAGTTAGTAACATTTAAGTCATCAGAAATATAATAATTTGTTTTAAGGGATAATAAACTGATTTGTTCTAATGTTCCATAATTATCTCGAATAATAAACCAGTTTTGAGTATTTACCAAAGCCTCATCATAACCATAAGCAATTATCGAGTATAAAGATTTTCCATCATGAACTCTTGTAGATACCTGCCAATTACATTCATCTACAATTTTATAGGTAAATTTCCAATCATCACAGATTGCTTTAAATATTTGAGTGGCTGTTTTTCCAGAAAATACATAGGATTCTTTATTTTTTAGATAAAACATTTGATCTACTGCTTCATAAGTAATGGTATCTTCAGTACAATTCATATTAACTACATATCCATAAAATACTGGTACTTCATCAACCATTAAATTAACTGTTGTTGCAAAATCTAATACTAATTCAACATTACTCGGAACAGAAAATTTTAATTTTCCTGGCTGTTCAAGCAATGTAGTAGTCCATGATATATCATAAACTACTTCAGATATTTCAAATATTTTATTATCGGGAGTTTCAACTGCTAATAATACTTTCATCATAAAATACCTGTTACTTTATTTACAGCTGTTTCTGATACCCAACCAATCCATCTATCTTCACTATCTGTTAGATGAATAGCTCCATTATTATCAAAATCTAATAAATTAACAAAACAGCCTGTTTTATTTTTTACATACCTATCAACAAATTGCATAGCTGGATCTTTATAAATAGTACCTGTGACACTTACTTCATCTCCCATTGTTAAACTTTCGGATTCATCTGTTCTTAACTCACCAGTATCAACGGTAATTGTTCCATCTTCATCAATAGTAGCTCCATTAATAGCATAAATAGGATAAACTTTAAACTCAATATCATAAACAACATCATAGTCACCTTCATCGTAACCATAATCAAATTTTTCTACAGATACTAATTTATTAAATCCGACAGGTAATCCTGTAATTATTAGTCTTACAGGTTCTTTTCCATTACGAATTTTTTCAAAAAATGTCGTATAAAAAGTTGGAGGTAAAAATTGAGTTTTATTTTGCTTATTTAAAATTTGCTTAATAAGTGCTGTGTAAAATGTTGGTTCTGAATTACCTGTCAATACATATGGATAATTCTGTCTTTCCGGAATCGGAAAAAAACAACTAAATCCTATAGTGGTCAATTTAGGATTTTTTAGAACATTGATTTCACCTAAAGAAACTATCGGAAAAGTTTTATTATTTCCGGGAGTTCTTATATTCAACTTTTCTGGATTCACTGGAATCTGTATTGTATCCCCTTTATACACTACAAATATCTTTACATCGCCTCTAGCTTGGCTCATAGAATCCGAATTTGGAGAAAGACTCTCAAGAAGTGTCTTTAATTCACTGGGATTACCAGACTGCGCAGCCATTTATACTCACTCCCCCTCTAAAGATGTTGTAACGGCATTTTCAACCATATCCGCAATAGCGTCAGCAATTTCATTAACATCCGCTGTTTGATGTACATCTCCAAAATTAACTTTCAGGATAGGTCGCATATTTGTAAAACGATTTACAAATTCTATAGCTCCAGCATCTCTTATCCATTGAATACTGTTGTCATCAAGATTAATTTTACCACCTTTAATGTTTTTAACTTCGCCAACAGTATCAAGATCTGTTACTGGTTTAGGAACAGTTCCGCCTAAAACAGATGTATTTGGATTGAAAGTATTCTTCATGCCAGTCATAAAGTTATCTAATTTAACCCCTGTATCCTCTGCCCATTTTTTACCACTAGAGTATCCTTCAAGATAACTTAATCCAACACTTTCCATTCCAAAATATTCTACTTTTTGAATTTTTTCTTTACCTAATTTATCAAGAACAAAATTCATACCTCTTAAAATTATTTCATTAAATAACATTAAGAAATAATCAGCTACTAATTTTACCATGTTCATAAAAGCTGTTCCTAGTGCTTTAACACCACCAATTAAAACACCAAATGCTTCAGGAAAAGCTAAAAATAATTTAAACAGTGCCATAACAGCCGCAACTAATAATAAGACCTGCCAATTCATAGCGATGAAACTTAATGCCAACGCCGCCGCAGCTGGTAGTGCGGCTACTAGGTTTCTAATTAAGATAACAAGTGATACGCCAGCGATATAACCTAGTATACCTGCAAGAATATCAAAATTACTAACTAGAGTCTGTATCATACTAACTCCATTTGTACTAATACCTGTAAATATGTCTTCCATATTAGTCAATAAGGAGTTTCCTGCCATCGTCATTGCTTGACTAAAAGTTATGGGAATTTCATTAAATTTATTTTGGATTTCATCTGAAGATGCAAATACAGCATTTTTAATAACTTCCGCTGTAATTTCACCATTCTTTTGAGCCTCTTTAAAAGCTGCATCATCTAAACCCATATAATTTTGAATTGCCTTTTTCAGTAAGGGAGCAGATTCACGAATGGTACGCATTTCATCACCTTGAAGTCTGCCTGATGCCATCGCTTGAGTCAATTGGTACATAGCGGCTCTCTGTTCTTGTTGAGTACTACCACCAACAAGGAAAGCTTTATTAACTAATTCTGTAAAAGCGATTAATTCATCATTATTATTAAAGGCTTGTCCAGCAAGAATACCCATACGACCAATAACACGACTTGTAGCTAAATAATCTGCTCTGGATCTTTGTGCCGATTCATAAATAGCTTTTGATAATTCTTCTTGTGTTCTTAATCCATCGTTGACAATATTTAATCTTGCCTGATTTAACATTAAATTATCGCCAAGAGTTGTTAGTCTTCCAACTTCATCAATTGCAGATTTTAATAAATAAACTCCAGCAACTAACTCAGTCAAAGGATTCATTGCTCGTGAAAAAACGTTACCTATTGGATTATCATCTCGGTATCCAAGATTACGAATTAAATCTTGTGATTGTTTTAATTCGCTATTAAACCCATTCAAAAGTTGATTAGCTCTTGAAATATCTCGTTGTGCTGCTCTAAATAAACCCGCTTCGCCCGGCGTACTATTTAAAGCCGTTAAAGTAAGACGAAGCGAGGCTAAAATCTTACTGAGAACAGGTGACATTCCATCATCTAAATGAATTGAGTTCCTGACTTCCATGATTTTACCTCGCTTATCTTTAAATCATTATTTTATTTGTGATTGAGCTTCTTTTGCCTGTTTAGCTGCTATTTCTAAAAAAGCAAATACACAAGCTTTTTCATCAATTGGTAAATCTAAAAATTCTGAAGGTTTCCAGCCTAACTTTCGGAAACACCAATAAGCCGCAACTGTATCAGAATCGTTATCATAAAAAAGCTTTTTTACTTTTTTACAGTTTGATTTACATCCTCGCTATAGCCAGAATATTGCATGATTATATTAGCAATTCTTTCAATTTCACCCGGCTTGAAATTATACTTAACAAATTCTTCCGGAACTGTAAAAGTACCTAATACTTCAGTAGATCTAAAGTTTGGTACTACACAGCCATCAATCATTAAAGAAATTCCCATTGCAATCTGATCTACAGAAGGTTCACCAGTTTTACTAATTTTAATAGAACGAGCCCTTGCAGATTGCCATTCTTCGGTAGTTACAGGACGAATAGTAATTTTACAACCAGCCAGTTCACCTTTTAATTCAATTTCTTTAGTAGCACGAATATCACGTGATTTAAGTAAATCTAAAAGTTCCATTTATATTCTCCTTTAATTTTGAGGACTATTGAAGTATTCTAAATATTCGAAGTCAGAGAAAGTAACAGTCATAGTTTCTTCCAATACTTCAGCTTCAACGTCTAATTTTGCAAGAACACCTTCATCGATGTTCACGTAATAAAATGCAGCTACTTGCTGTCCAATAGAGGTTGTTGGATCATTATTTTTAATGGTAAGAGTGAAATAAATATCTTTACCAGTTTTTGCATATTCACGCATAAGTTTGCGGAATACAGAACTAACATGATACATAGTAAATTCACCTTTACCAGACCAACCTGCGGACTTATGTTGAGAACCCCTAAAACCAAGAGCTCTAAATTCCTTTTTACGTTTGGTCATTGTCATTGTACAATCCTTAATCATAAAGAGTTCTTGTACAACGCCATCAACGGTCATTGTTGCCCAACCTTCTTGACCGGAAACGGCATCACCAGCTCGTAAATAATCGTGTTCTTGTGACATTACAAATCCCTCCTATTAATAACGACGAAGCGTAACTGTCATATAGAGTTTTTCCATAGAATCAACAGGTTGAATGTTCAACTTAACAATTACTTCATCAAGATTTGCACCCTGAGCAATGGTAATATCAGTAGAACCATCAAAATTCTGAATGGCGTTCATCTTTTGTAACTTATAGCAGTAATCAATAATATCTGCTTTAAATACTGTACGACCGTCATCATTATTATCCTGTTTACCTAGATAACTCTTTTCAAACAATAAACGAATATCATTATTTATTTGGTCAATTGTACGAATAACCCTATTTTTACTAAAAGAATAATCTTTTTGTGAAGTAAAGGTATGTAGTGTGTTGATATCCTGTTCGACAACAACAACACCATCTTGACGAGCGGACAATACAAACTTACCACTTTGCAAAGCCGATACAATTTCTTCATGGGATAATTGACCGATAATCTCATTCGCGTCTTCAAAAGCATAATAAGTCAAAGACTTATTAATTGCACAGCCAGCAGTCATGCCTGTAACCCTTGCAACAAACATCGGAATTGTAATATTATACTGATCTGATTTATAGCCCTGATTAAGTGTAGATATAATACCCTCTGTATCCACATCAATGTTATTAGCAACTGCCTGAACTTTTGTACCTACAGTATCACGCATATATTTAATAAATGTTTTTAACTGTGCTTGAATTTCTGTAGAAGTTTCAAGCGGAATACCCAATGTATTCCATTTTGCAGTTTTTAACAAATCAAAATATTTACTATAAGTACTATTTACAACTGTACCATTTTCACCATCTTCTAATTCGCCACCTGCATCTGCAACAAGAGCAGCAGTAGAAGTTCCACTAAAATCAACGAAATCATTATCTACGATATCGCCAACTAATGCCCCTGTTTGAGTATCCACAACTGCACCATTAAAAGAGGTTATAACGTCGAAATTAGACCCATTTTCAACGATAGAAACGGCAATTTTATTACCAGCCGTCCCTGCATACTTAGCTGTTGCAGTTAAAGTATTAAGGGTCAATGTTGCTTTAACGCCGCCAGTATCCATTCTAAAAAGTAACACTTTAACACAATCAGTCAATACCTGTTGATAAATCAAAGATTCTTCTTCCATGATATTGCAACCGATAATGCTTTCGCATGAGCCATCTAATAATTGTTCCGGAGTAAGTTCAATCAAAGTATCATTAGCACCCCAGTTCATTTGAATAGGTAAAGTAGCAATACCACGATCACCAACCATATTCAAAGGTTGAGAAGCACTCTGAAAGACAATATAAGCTCCAGGACGAACCTTATTCATAGCTTCAAAGACTCCGCCTGCCATTATTCATCGACCTCCAATCGATTGATTTCCAGTTCTTGCATTTTAACTGGATCAGGTAAAATTAATTTTACTTTGATCTTGTAATTAACAAAAAACTGTAAAACATTTTCAACAATTTGAAAACTCATTTTATTAGCTTTCACTAATCGAGTGATAATTTTATCACCCTTATATTTATCTGGAAGATCAATCGTTCTTAAAATACCAAGAAGTCTTTCACCCATATCTCTATACTCTGAATGTCGATCGTAATCTGTTTCCTCTAAATGGTATTCAACTTTCATACGATATACTCTCCATGCAGAAGTTGTCATTCCGTTTTCTTGAGTCATATCAATAATAGAAAGTAAAAAGAAAGGTTCTTTAGCCCCTTCCATAATTTTATTTTTATACATCGTAGGAATAACAGGAGGATCAACTGTATCATTTCTTAGACACTGTGCCATTTTTGTTGCCATGGCGCTAATAATAAAATCTCCCTTTATTGGTATAATCATAATTGATTCCTTCCGCAAAAACTTTTAAAGGCTTGATCAAATTTCTGTTGCATATTATCTTGAACACGATCAACAGCTATTCGACACATATGAAACCCATTTACCCATGGCTTTTTTAAAACCATTCCGGATTTAGCCCCTTTTTGATAAACAAACTTCCCACCAACGAAAATCCCAGGAACGAATCTACCTACTTGTTGTCTATGCCCATCTTCTACATAAGAGGCATATTCTAAAGTATTAAATATTTGAATATAATATCCTTTGGCGGTTTTAAAAACTTGAGATAACTCCCACCTATTTCTTAAATCACCTGTTTTAACTGGTGTCATTGCCTTAGTATCTGCTAGAGCAATCATTGCCTGATCTAACAGAAATCTTCGACAAAATGGATCAAATTCTTTTTGAAGTTTTTCAAAGTTTTTTGTAAACCTATCAAAGTTTTTAAAATCAAAATTAACTCTAGACATTAAGCATATCCTCTATTCACAAGAGCAAATTGTTGATGGGAAGTATGTTTTTCAGGTCTACCAGCAAAATCAGTAAAGGTATCTAATACATTACCTCGATCGTCCATAATATAAGCTATAATTTTATCGCCTTTACGAATATCGAGTTTTGGATCACAAAAGATACTAATATGTTGATTTGTTGGATTAACTAACAAAGAATCTTCCTCAGGTAAATCTTGATAATTTAAACTGACTTTGCAAGGCTCATTTGTATATAAAGGTTCTAATACTTGATTATTCACAGTGAAATCATCATTCTCTTTTTGAGTTAAACGATAAACTTCGAACCTATCTTTATACATATACTTTTTAAATATTTTCCTTGTTCCACCAATTCTAATCGCCATTTACCACACCATCCTCCGAAACTTTTTAAGTTGAGCTTTATAGTTTAATATGACATCGTCTAAATTTGCCTGATGACTCCTCATATTCTTATTATAAACCATAGTATCACTTCCGGAACCGAAAGTAATTGTGGTATCACCAACACGAATTGAGTTCATATTACCCTCATTTATAGTAATATCGTCATCCTCTTCTTCACCCTCAACAGGTTTTTTAGTGACGTTTATAAACTCTTGACGATACCTAAATAAATCCACTACTATATTAGCGAAAGTATAGGTGAGTTCTTGTGGAACTTCTTTTATATTGCAGAAGTTTTTAATTTCTTGCTCTACTTCGTCAATAGTTAAATTCAGTAAAGGCTCGGAGGGTGTATCCACTCCGAGCTGAGTCTTTACGATGTCCGCAATTAAACCTTTATCAACAGTAATCATTCTACCAAACGTCCAGATTTATTCTTTCGTTGGGATTTAGATTTACTTGTTTTTGGAGCAACTACTTCTTCAGAAATCTTTTCTTCAACAGATTCTTCTTCAAAAATAACTGCTCCAGCTTTTTTCATGTCCGGAAGATCTTCAGTATCCGCAAGGATATTGGTGTATGGAGGATATATTACACGCTGATATTTCACTGTGATAGGAAATTGAACTTTAACCTTAGCCATACTGACCTCCTAAAAATTATGCAACTTTCATTACATAGATATCATCCATGCGTTCAAAAGAAGGAAGCGCGATTGCATCAACAACTGTGAACACGTTTACAGGATGCGGTTCTTTAATAGTAGTAATTGCAATACCACTACCAACAACAGAAACAGAAGCATTAGTGTTACCACTCATAAGATCATATTCTTCCGGAGTAGTACCAAACCAAGTATTTCCGACAGCATAACTGGGAAGTAAGGTTACATAATTATCAGGATAGAATTTCTGATCTACGCCTTCTTCGTCTTTGAACATTTTATCATAAGTGATAATAGTTAATCCAGTCTGTTGTTCTAAATACCGTTTTGCTTCAGTATCCAACAAGATCATGCTAGTAGCACCCAAAGGATTCATAGCTTTCTTAATAGATTCGGAAGCTAACATATTACGAAGTGTTTTGGTAGTCATCAAAGCACGAGTTAAAGTAATGCCATACTGATCAGCCATAGCTTCTTTAGCATCTAACAAATCCCCGATAGGATCAGAAGTTGCTTTATTAGCTACAGTCCAAGTACCATTACCTGCCAAAATAACAGAGTGATCGCTTGCCCAATCTCCATTAGGATCGTAGTTATACTGATAAGTAATGTCACGACCAGTACCTTTAGTGGCAGTTACCGAAATTTTACCATTTACTAACAAACTCATACGCATACGTTCTGCCTGAACACGAGCACCATCAACAAGATTGGCGATGTCATCATATACTCTAGCAATGGTAGGTTGTGCAAAAGGAATACCTTTAGCTAACAAGTTTTGAATGTCTTGACGTTCTTTTTCTCCGATACGCATCGCTTCACGGAAGAACGGCATTTCAGTGGAGATCTCGGTTACACCGATACGATCTCTCAAACTTGCTTTAGTATCAAAAGCAGAAGGTTGCAAAGCAATCGGAAGATTGTTACGACCTTTAATCCAAGATAACTCTAAACTTGCAGTACGAGTATCCGGGAAGAATGTAGAACCGATCATCGGATCTTTCATTGCAGTATTGACGTCAGTCCAATAAGCTGCAATCGCTTTAGAATCAAAAATATCAAAAATGCTGTAAGATGCCATAATTAACCTTCATCTCCTTTATTCAGTAATTGCAGCAATTACTGTAATTTGTGGCAAAACGGGTTTTGCTGTTTCAGACAATGCTGCGGGCAAACGATCTGCACGAACGAAACCATGAATAATGATTGCCATAGAAGCATCACTATCAGTTACATCGTAATCTTGCATTACAAGACCGATTGCAGTTGCATCATTTGCAGGATAAACAGTACCAGCTTTGATAATAAATCGACCATTTTCAGATACTACCATACCGCCAGCAGCAGTAGCCTTTTCAGCAGTGCGTGCGATAGCAACATAATGATCAGGAATCGCAAGAATATGTTTTGCAGAATCATATTCTTTAATAGTGAATTTCATCATTTTTAATTACCTCCTTCAGGATTTATGCCCATCATATTGAGCTTAGTTTTTGCTAAAGATTTACCGAAATCGGCTACATTATCTGTTTTAGGTGGTTTAAAACCATCATGCGGAGGATTTCCAAAAGGTTCCCTTTTTTGTTCTCCAGGATTAAACAAAAATGCTTTATCGGTACGCAGAGTATCGATTTGTTCTTTCAAGCCGCTAACGACTTTATCGCCATCAAGTTTAATCAAACTTAAATCTACAAGACCCTTAACTAAATCTAAATCATGCGGTTTGTTTTCGCCTTGCAACAATGCCAGTTCCACAGCATTAATTTTGCGAAGTTTCTCCAATTCAGATTTATAAGTTTCTTCTTTTGTAGTCACATCACCTTGAAGTTTTTCGATTTTAGCAGCTAATTCAGCATTAGTGCCTTCGAACTTTTTAAGTTTGTCAACTTCGGCTTTCATAGAATCGTTGGTAGCTTTAAGATTATCAGCCTCTGCCTTTAGCACGTCATAAGTGCCCTTAGCAACATACCCTTGTAATGCGGCGGTATGCAATTCGATTGCTTTATTGGCTTGTTCTTCATTTAAACCAAGAGCAATCAATTGTTCTTTTGTCATTACATTCGCTCCTTTTCATAAAAAATACTCATAAGGAAAACCTTATGAGTAAAGTATAACATGGCAATTCTTAATTGTCACTATAATAGTTCTTAATCTTTTACATATTTTTTATACCATTGTTTATAGGTGATATCTTTAACTACTTCATAAGAACCATCTTTTTTAGCAATTCTAGTATGATAGGATTCTCCATCAACAACTGGAACGGTAGTTGTGCGACAATTAGGATGAAATGGTGGATAATTTACTCCTCTTTCTGCTTGAGATACTAAATATACATTTCCATCTAATTCTCTACAAATTTCTGATGTTTTAAAATCCAATGTTGCTAATAATTTATATTCTTTAACGCCCGCTTCTTTATATGCAAGCAAATTTCCCTGATTTGCAACATTCGCCATTTCTGTACGAACAAGAGTTTGTGCAACTCCCAATCGGGTATTCATTTTTTTAGCAACTGTTTCTGCTACATTCTTTGCAGGTGTACCAGCGGCAAAGGCTTGTTTTATTTCCTTTTTTAAGGTATAAATAAGCATTTCCTTATTTTGCCATAAGCGGTCACTAAAATTTTGTCCTAAATACTTTTGGGCAAGTGCAGCCACTACCATATCTCTAGTAGGGCGAGTGAAGGTTGCCCCTATTCCGGAGTAAGTTTGTATGTCATATAAAGTATGGTAGAAGGAGGATTCATAGCCTTCTAAATAAATATTCGGCTGGTCGACCTCCTGTTGCAATAATAACATTTCAATTGCATGACGGTATTCTGCCATTAATAATTCTAATCTGGATACCTTTGCTTTTGCTTGCAATTCTTCTAAATTTTTTAAATATTTATTAGCATTCTTACTGTCAAACTTTTGGGCTTCTTCAATATATTCATCAATAGTAGCCCTTAATTCTTTTAATTCCTTTGAACTTAATTTCTTTTGAGCCTCTTGTAAAGTCAATCCATTTTCGCTAGCATATAGAGCATAAAACTCATAAAGCTGTTGCTGTAAGGATTTTATAACTTTATTGTATTCACGAGCTAATTGCTCATTGTAACTGTTAGCAAGTTGTTCTGTTAAAATTATATTTTGTTCAGAACGCTCTTGCCAATACTCAAAATCATTCATTGCCCTCTCCTCCGGTATAAGTGGCTTGTGCTAATTTAGTTTGTAATTCAATTTCTTTTTGTTGTTCTGCTTCTTCATCTTGTTCCATAAGCTTGAGTTCTTCTTCAGAATCCAAAACCCAAGGATGATTAGAAACAATAGTAGATTTACTAATAATGCCTTCACTGTTTTTGCAATCAAGAATTGTTTGAGCTTCGTTGGTAATCATATCAGTGTTGAAGATAATATCAAAATTTTCTTGATCATAATCTTTAGTATTAAAAGTTTTTTCATGCTCTTTAATAAACCAAGCTAATATTTCCAGAGCTTCCGTAACTTGTACACCAATATCATTACAATCCAAAGACAAATCAATATATTTAAACTTCAACGCCTCGCCACTAATATCGCGCATTTCATCTTGTTGAGTATCTACGCCAGAACCATCTTCATAAATATCTTTACGCAGACGATTTAAGTGCAATTCTGCACCTTCCAGCTTAAATGGGATATCTAGGTTAGTAACGTCACCATCTTCTGTTACATATGCCATTTTCGTTTGTTTAAGGTTTAAAATAAATTCGTCTTTATCAGTACCATCATAACCCTTTACAATACGGATACTATTAGGAACATCATGAATTTGATCACTAATATCGCTTGTAATAAAATCATAATCATCAATTAGAGTTTTGACATATCGTAATAAAGGCAATTCTTCGCTATTATATTTAATAGGAATAAATGGTACACGTCCCCAGCTTTGAGGTTCAGCAACATAAAGGGGATCACCTTTATCATCTGTTAAAACAAGACCGTCATTATTTAATTTTTTCTGCTTAACTTTAAAATGACCATCAGTTGGTTGCGTTTTATCCGGATCAACTACTAAACCAGTTTCTTTAACTTCGTAATACCACACTCCTTCAGGAGTATAGTATTCTACTTTTTGATGCTGGATTTCATCGCCATTTGGTTTATACTCTGAAATAATATAATAACGGATAACTGCATCTAAAACAGTATGATCAGCATCTGCCCAAAATGGAATAACTTCATCATCTGGAATGCGTTTAAACATTAAAGAGCCATTTACATCATAATAAACCTGTAACCAACTTATCCCAGTAACAACGGTCTTTCTAACCGTATTTTGTAACTGACGTAAGAATTTTTTATCAAAATATGTTTTTAATAATTGTTCAAATTCTTTATTTCTACATTTGATTGTAAATGGTTTACTTAACAGATAATTTACCTTTTGATTTACAAGTTTACGATAAAAAGCGTGTCTTAATTTAGTATTAGTTACAGTATCATCAAGAACTTTTTGTTTATGACGATTAAAATAATACCTTTCCTTTTTATCAATATCTGTTTCATTCTCAAAATACCTTCTAGCAACTTCACGTTCTTTAAAAATATTAGAATTTTGAAATTGCTGTACTGCACCCATAATAAAATCTTCTTGAGGTTTTCCGAAAGTGCTTAAACGACGAATACTTTCAGCGTTTAAATCTGTTGGATCAATCCTCATAAAATCGGGTAACTTGAACATAATTCTACCTCCTTAGAAACTAAATGTTCTTCCATTACATTTTTCAGTAGCGTAACGTAATGCGTCCATAAGATGATTATATTCATCAATTGGTTCATTAATAGGTTTACCAGTATCTTTATCTTTATCCCATACATAGTTACTTAATTCTACGATATGATTAACACATCGTGGATGAACATAAATCTTATAATCCATCAATTTTTGAATACCAGCAATTTTACTACCATGACCTTTTTTAGATGCCTTAATTCGATTTAATCCTAATAAATATAATTCATTGATTGTTCTTGTATCCTCGCAGTCGGCTGTAATTAGATGATGTTGATAACCTTTATATTTGATATTATCGTAAATCATTTGATTACTCATACGAGTACGATAAATTTCATCATAAATATAAATTTCATATTTCTTTTCATCAACAAATACACAACTCAAAGCTGTTGGGTCGTTAGTATAACCAAAGTCAAGTCCTTTAAGATCACGATATATAAGATTACCTTTCATATCCTTTGCATTCAAGAAGTAAGAAATATCAAATTCCATTTCTTGCCAGTTATTATAAATAAGACCTTCAGCGATACCCCAATCTCCCATGCCTTCGATATTATAACGACGTGGATTCTCTAATTTCATTTTAGCGAAAATTTCTAAATCATCTTCACCTAACCATTCATTACATTGATAATTAGTTGTTAAAGCAAAAATATCTTTACCATCTGCTTTATCAAAGAATCTTTTTTTAAGCCAAATTTTATCAGACCATGGATTGAAAGTAAACGTATGTTGCTTAAATAGAGGTTCTGGAATAACACCACGAATGGATAAATCTACCTTATTAAATTCATCTTCATTAGAACATTGAAAAGCTTCTTCCCACCATACCCAGCAAAGATAGCCATCTTCTACTGTGATAGATGTAATAGATTGTGCATCATCCATACCCCTAAAAAATATCTTTTGTCCGGAAGGAATATAAGTTATTTCCAAAGGATTGACTGTAGCTTTCCATAAATGATTTACACCTAATCTATTAATTGCCCATTTTAACTGACGAAAAGTAGAATCTCTGTGTGTATTATAATAACGTCGAACAACCATTGTATTTGGCTTTAAATGATATTTTTCCCAAAACTTCATCATATTAAAAATATACCACAATGCAGCCGTACAAGACTTTTTGCTACCACGTCCACCTTTTAAACAACGATATCTACCTTTAAAATTCCAAAAAGATTTATATCCCTTACCAACAACTTGAGCAATATTAACTGAACTCATTTAGTCCTCCAAGTCTTCTTCCCCAACAAAAGAAACAGCACTATTAATATTGACATTACTTTCATTGAATCCGTGCATGGTATTTAATTCAGCGATAGCATCTGTTATACCACTAATCTGAATTTTATTAAGATGACTTTTTTGACGAAGTTTAATCATTTTATTAACAAGTCTACGAATTTCAGCGGGATCAGAAGTTTCGTTGATTTGTTCTTCTAAAAACTGCAATTCATCTTCAAAAGCTTTATTAACCCTATTTATTTCGGCTTGACAGCAATTAATAACATAGTGAAGCTTTTCAATGGATTTAGTTCTTGTCCATTCTAATGCTTTAGTGTTTTGGTCTTCTCTTGCCTTAACAAGCTCCATTATTCTGTTTGCCATTTTTGGTCTTTGTGCAAGTTGATATCCGGAAGCACCTAAAGATTTTACCTTTTCAGCCCTTTCCGGAAACCAATGTTTAAATGCTTCAGCATAACCAGCACCAAGAGCGATATCCATGCAAAAGCCCTCTTCTTCTTCAGAACGAATATCTTTAATAGATATTAATGGTTTAATCATGATTTTCCTCCTATCAATAAAAATAGGTATATCCAAGATATACCTATTCATATCTTTATTTAATTTTAGAACAAATCTTAAAGAATGTCAACCATCTTTTAATTCAATGAGATGAATACCATTTAAAATGTTTACAGTGTGAATATGATTTATATCTCGAATTATACAACTAAAATCATTATCCCACTTTTTACTAAAACATTGGCATAAATATCCGGATCGGTTAAAGTAATACATTCCAAGCACCTTTTTAGTATATCCATCTGTAAGCTTGAATTTTTGATATGGCTTTAAATTATACAGCTCTAAAACTTATAAAATTACATTTTTCTGTACATACAAACACCTTAACCCCCTTTATAAATACCTTTAAAAAGGCATTTTCATTTGCCTGTACTTCCTACTCCGCCAACTCTTTCCTGCAATTCTTCCGTATTCTCCCCATCTACAGTAAGATAGGTTGAAAAAATGCCCTGTGCAATTCTATCCCCAATAGTAAATTCATAAGGGGTATTACCATTATTAGTAATAGGAATTAAAATTTCTCCTTCATTGTCAGGATTATTATAATAGTCTGAATCAATAATACCTGTACCATTAGTTAAGGCTAATTTATGTTTGATTCCCAAACTTGAACGAATATAAATATATAATACTTCATTACGATTCATACAAGCTTTGACACCTGTTTTAAAAACTACAGTTTCCCCTGCGTTTAATGTGTAACTGTAAGGACAACGAAAATCATACCCAGCAGAACCAATAGTTTTTCTTGTTGGTAAAGTAACTAATTTTCCTTGAACAGCTTCAAATCTTCTCATATTATTCCTCCTCTGACATTCTAGATGTAAATTCTTTAATAAAGAATCTTATATCACTTAACAAAGATTCTTTACTTTTTATAACGTCTACAGGTAATTCAATTATGTGTAAATCTGCATATTTTAATGCTTGCACTAATAATGAACAAGTTTTATCGTCTAAAGTAATTGTGTAAGTTTTTTCCGATTTAACATTAAATTTCATTTTTCTTCACTCTCCTCTATTTCAATTTTATCACGTTGGACTACTGCAAAATAAAACTTGCCATCGTGACCAACACTTACAAGTTGCCAGCCATCATAATCATATGCCTTAATAGCACTCATTAGATTCATCATATCTTTATATCCAAAACATTCATACTCTTTACTCATTTTCTTCACTCTCCTCTATTTCAATTTTATCACGTTGGACTACTGCAAAATATCCGCCGTTGTGAACAATATTCACAAGTCGCCAACCCTTACAAGCATCTTTATTAACATCAATCATTAAATTTGTCATATATGTATTTCCAATCCATTTATATTCTTTAATCATTTTTCTTTCACCTTTATATTCGTAACGTCATAAATAAATTGTTCAATAACTTTACAACTATCTCCCATATAAGTATCATCTCCTATATAAGCTCTTACTATTGCATCATAAATATCACCGTCTGTAGCATTATCTTCAACCTCTACTGTGACTAGGTAACGATTTTTCTCGATAACTTCTGCTGTTACTTTTTTCATATTCTTATTCTCCTGTTACCCAAATACAAATAATGGGTGTTATATAGTTTGGCATATTTACTCTATCTGTTTGAACTCTCATACTGGCAAATATTCCACATGATTCATGATTATCATATCTTGCTAATACTTCCGTTACATTATTCCAGCTATTCGCAAGTTTTTTACCAGTACGAGATCCGATTAACTGTATTGGTTCTCCATCACAAATTTTTCTTACTTCACCTACGGTCATTTTTTCACTCCATTCCTTATTCGAATATAAATTGATACAAAAAAAGCGAAATTTGTGCTGCAAAAATCAATGGTCTTGTGGACAGATCATTTGTAGTCAACAACACAATATAAAGTAATATCTGCGTGATAGCGAGTAAGAGTAATTTAATCATTTCTCTTCTCCTCTACGGTAAATTCTTGTAATATCCTCGTGACTAACAATTTTTAAAGGGTGATTTGGAAATTCAACTAAATATATATTGTTATCGATTACACCTTTAATATAGCCAATACCAACACCAAGAACTAAAACTTTATCTTCATAGCCATATGTGAATCCGAAATACCAACGTATATAGTCAATTAATTTTTTAGTAGGCTCTATTAAAAAGTAGAAAGCACATACCATTATTGAAAATACAACAAACTTATTCATTACTTTTTCCCCAACTCACAAAATATATCATAAAGTAATACAACAATAAGTCCAGTATTAACCGCTGTAGCGCTTATAGGAGCTCCTTCGTTAAGTAAATAAATACTAGCAAATAATCCAAATAATACAAGAGCTGCTGTCAACTTTTGCATAAAAGTCATAGTTTAATCACCTCATTTAATTTTTTCAAAATTTGTTCTTTGTCCGGATTATTATGAGAAAACTGAACTAAACAATCACAAACTATCTTTTGATTATGTAATGTATCATCTAATTTTTTTACAACTATCATTTGTTGATTTAAACTATCTAAATATTCTTTATACAGTTTGGATAGTCTGGCTTCCAATTCATGATTTCTCGCTATATGCAGATTTTTCGTACTTCGTTCTGCCAAATATGCGATAGAAATAGCACAGTTAAAAGCAATAGAAAGGCAAGTAATAAAATCTTTTAAGTCCATAATTAATCTCCCATAGCTTTCATATATTGTAATAATTTTTCAGTCGTTTCCTGTGCTTTCTTTAAGTCGTCCCGACACTTTTGTAATTCTTCCTGAACTTCAGAGTCCCTTTTAATTTCTGCCATAATTTCATCAACATCACTTCCAGATACTAATCCACGCTTGAGCAATACACCAAGTACAGCAGCTAAATTTAATTTATCTAAATAAACATTTTGTTTTAATTGAGCCAAATCGAAATTATTTTGTAATATTACATAAGTCAAACTAGCAAGTGTTTCTGTCATTAATTTAAATGTATTAGCATTCATATTTTTCATTTTTCTTCATCCCTTATCTCTTTTATATATGGTAATATTTTTAAATACTGAACGAAATTGACCCATTCGTCTAATTTATGATACTGACGTTGATTTATAATATTCATGACATTCTCATAATTCATAGTAATGGTTCGTTTTTGATTATAGCTTGACGGCAATAACTGAATCATCTGCCACCAATATTCTTTATCATTATTTTCAACATATACATCTCGTACTACGTTTAGAGTTTCAATAACGTGTGCTAATTGCAAATAACAAGCTTCATTTAAATGTTCATGACTAAAATCTTCCATCTCAAATTTTTTAGCATGAATTTTGTGCATGGTAGAACAGGAATTTGCAACAGTGCCGACTTTATAAGTATCAAATTCTTTCCACCAATAAAGCGGTGCTGTAATATCCATGCTCACAAAAATTTGACGTAAAAATTTGCGGTGTTCGTTGCCTGCCTTATATAATCGTTGCATAAGGTCTAAATCGTTTTCGCCAATATTAAAACAAACTACATCTCCACAAACTTTATGCTCTTTAACACAATCCTCATTTATGTGAACACAACTTAAACAGTCATTATAATGAAAATGACTATCAGATTTATCCCAACTATTCATAGGATTTCTCATACCCCTAATAGCGTGTTCAAAGCCCCATGTTAACATATTTTCAACCATTAGCATTAGTTACATCCTCCGGATTAATATGACATCTTTCCGCATAGTGTTCATCAAACATAACACTAGCGATAATACAGTATACAGCAATATCAGTTAAACTTTCAGATACTTTCTCGCCATCGAGGTCATTATTATAAATATGAGCAACGTGTTTTGACATAAAGTCTTTAAGTGCGGCATATTGGTAATTATAACGAGCATCGCCGTATTTCAATCTAGCAGCAGTTTCAAAAGCAGCAAAAGCCTCATAAGTTTTATACTGTCTTGCTTTTTTAGTCGCCAATTCCTGTACCTGTTCAAATTTTTTATTCAACTTTCTTACATATTCTCCACTCAACATCATTGTTCGCCCCTATCTACCAATTTCTTTGATTTAATAGCATCATCAACAATAATCATATTAATTTCTTTTAAATTTTTCATAGTATTAGTATGTTTACACGAAACTTGTTCACAAATACCTAATATATCAATCAATCTTTGAGTCAATAAAAGATATTGTAAAGAATCCTCTTGATAAAGCTCTCTTTGTGATACAACGTCATTAGCTTCCGCTATAAGTGATTTTAATATTAATAAATCATCATTCATTGTTCACTTCTCCTTAATAATTCCTTCTTCTATCAAAGTCCATAAAACGCCATTAATTTTAGCCCCGCAGTTAAAACAAAACTTGATAGATCTTTGTGATATTTTGCCATGTAGAACTTCAGTAGGCATCTGAGCCTTGCATTTGGTACAATAGCCATTTCTGTAGTAAGCTTCCCCATCAGGCATATCTTTCAACACGCCAAGTTCCTCCTCTACATCTAATTCAACAGTGGGTAATGCGTTAAGCATATTCATAACATTCTGATACGCAACTATAAAACTAGTAATATAATCATCATTATTAAGCTTATTCAGTTCATTAATTCTATCATATATCAATCTTTTAGCTTGTTCTTTATTTACAAAGGTTTTGAAAACGGGGATTTTCTAATATCACATTCAATAAATTCTCACCGCTTTGCTTTTGCATTTAATCCTCCTTTACCTAATGAATTTTGCCTACTACACACTTTTTATACGCCCCCTTATTACTTTTATATTAGTAAGTTTTTAAATGCATATAAGGCAATCTTCATACTTGCATTTAAAACTTTGACTATAGTTATTATAATACTTTAGTTTGCTATTGTCAACATTTTATTTATACGAAAAGAATATTTTTAGTCGTTCTTTATTTGATTGGATTATTTGACTCTATAGGGGGCTGTAATTTTGATTATAGAATTTGACTTGTAGAGTCTTAATGGGGAATTAATCATAGATTATTTGATTGGAATAAATGACTCTATGGGGCAGGATATTTTTGATTAAGAAAAAAGACTCAATAGGGGTTTGTATTTTTGATTAGTAAAATTGACTCTATAATGGATATGTATTATAGATGGGGTGGGTGGTAGCAACAATTCTTAAAACGGACGCAGGGGGGTATCATCTTTATTATTATCTAACTGGGCTTGCCAGCTAGTCGCTATTGTTTATTGTACTCTTGGAACGTTAATCAACTATTGTTGATAGTAATAATTACTAATAAATTGCTATTGCTTATTTGATTGGTTGCTAATAAGTATTATTGGTGTTTTGCCTATATATAAAATAAACACTTTTTCTTATTTTCTGTCATAATCATTTAATCATAATTACTAATAATAACACTTACTTAACTCGGCAAACATGGCATATACACTTGGTTTGCAAGTAATAACAACTCTTGCTTGCAATTATTGATTAATAATAATTATTACTACTTGATTTAAGCATAAAGTAATAACAAATACTGTTAAATATTGGGTGCAAACAGGTAAAAAGGCGTTAAAAATATGAAATGCTTATAAGTATATGTGCTGTCCAGCCGTTAAAAACTATTTTTACACTATTCTCCTTTACTTCCTTATACCTCTTCATAAGCATTAATACCTAATATTTATAACTAAATAAGCTAAACTACAATAATACTTTATTACTTATTCATAATCATTACTATTAAAAATAGCTTATTTTATAAGTGTTTGTTTTCCTTATAAAACCTTATTATATTGGTATTTATGTCTATATTGTTATAACTACAATAGCTAATAAAGCTTAATTATATAATACTTTTAATTGCTAATATTTCTTGTTTATATAGTATTATTTTTACCTTATTAATACTATTACTCTTATATTCCTAATAAACACACAATTTCATTTAGCGCGCGGTTTTAAATTTTCTATTATATCTATTTATCTACATTCCTTACTTTACCTTATATTTTATTTAATATTACTTCATTATCAATAATTATTACTAATAATGTAACTTTCCTTATTGTTTATTACCCTGCCAAACCTGCCTTATTTACTCGCTTTTTTATGCTTTTACTTATTAATAATTGTTGCTAGTTTGCTTGTTTTATTTACTGTTTATTTGCATATTTTCCTACCTTTACTATTACCTTTTATTTATTATTTTATTATTTTTACTAATTAATTCATAAATCAACAAAATATACAAATGTTTACCTACCGCCGCCAGCAAAATTGCCCTGTATTAATACTTTTTAACACCCCACTTACATTTATACCTATATTGCATAAAACTGCTTATAGCCCCATTTATGCCCCTATAAACGCTATTTATTTTATTAAAATACCTGTAATTTGCTTGTTTTTTGCCTTTTTTGTTTGCAACATAAGCAATATGTTTACATATTTTGCTTGTAATTTTTTAATATTGTATATTGCAATTATTGCTTATAAATGTTATAATATAAGTAACTTAAATAACAAGGGGGTTTTAATTATGTTAACTTATTTTAAAAGGCACTTTGCCCAATTAAACAAACACAATTTACCACGCCAACACGCCACTAAAGTTATTGCAGTTTTATTGCAGTACATTAAAGCCTTACACTTTAGGGTTTTAAGGTTAAAAACCTACAAGGGCAAAAATGGCAATATTACCTTTAATATTTATGTGCAACACTACCAATATAGCAACATTACCTACTGTTTAAGTTGGCATACCAACGCTAAAAACTGTATAGTGTACACAGGCAGTTGCATAGTTTAATAAAAAATGCCCCCTTTATTAGGGGGTTATTTTTTTGCCTATTTTTAGCTAAAAAAATAAACTGGCATTGTTTGCCAGCTTATTAGTAATTATTATTATATAGCAGTTTCGTTGTAATAGTTTAAATAGTTATTTGTTGCAATAGCATAAGTAGCATCGAGTATTAATTTATTATTTTTTAAATTTATAGTACTTATACCCCCATTAACAGTAACTATTTTTAAGCAATAAGTATTACTATTAAAGTACGCATCGCAATTATTATTTAATACTACCTCGGCATTACTAAATACCTTACTTGCATTTACTCCTTGTTGTAGTTGCTGTACCATTTGCATATAAATTTGCAAACAGGTATTAATTTGCTCGCTAAAACCATTAATGCAATTTTGTAACATTGTAAAGCCCCCTTGTTTATTTTGTACTTTAATTATAACACAAACCAGCAACATTTGCAAGCAGTTTTTTAAAAAATTATAAAAAAATAAGGGGGTAAATACCCCCTTAAAAGTTAACCATTAAATATGCCTAACTGCCCATTATTTATAAATGCAATTTGCCATAATTTTTCATAATTAGTATAATTTACTAATTGCACCAATTTATTATTAAACATTGTGTGCATATAGCCACCATATGGTATGTAGTTATAATTAGGTACAAACGCTGGTGTTACTTTACTTTCGTACGTTAAAGTAAGTGTATTTACCATAACAGTACCATTATTATTTACTGTTATTATTACATTAATTAGTAAACCTAAATTGGGGCAGTTGTTTATAGTGCCCATTTGCATAAACTCGAGCTCGTACTTAATACCATTTGTTACCTGTTGCACCTCGGGGCTATATTGTAGCTCGGCGTTAATAGTATTAATTACTAATTGGGTAATATAATTTTGGTTTTTTACTTGGTTAGTAGGCACTTTTAAACTGTTTAATGCCTGCCAGTAATACTGGTATAAGTTGCTTACCGCCACCATGTTTTTATAGGTTTTGTTGTTTTTACTTTTTGCTTGTAACATAATGTTGTTACCCCCTTTATTTAAGTTAAGTACATTATAACATATTGCTAAATAAATTGCAACACTTTTTTAAGCATTTTTTATAAATTTTTTTGGTAAAAAATAAATCGAGTTTACCTATTTACAAACTGCAATCTAAATGTTATTATTAAAGTGCATAAAAAAAAATAGCATTAATAATAATTATTACTAATAGCAATTTTAACTAAATAATACGCAATATTTATAAGCAATTTTAAGTTTAATGGTAAATTGTTTTAATAGTGTTTTGCTGCTATTAAGTTGTAAAACACGATGCTGCCCTAACTGCTTTGCTGCCCCAAATAATAATGCTGCCATTATGCTAATGATGCTTTTATAATAACTATTCCTATTACTGTTATTTTTCTTATTAGTTTTATTTGCTTATTTTCAATATTTATTACAACTTTATATTCGCCAAATTAAAACTTTTCGTAAATACATACTCTATAACGCCTTTATAACTGCATAAGGTGTTATTTTTTGCCCGAATTTACAAATTTACATCGACGAAAATGGGGCTGTATTAAAAGTAAATAGGCTGGTTAGGGTGTTTGTATGTACCCTTGCCAGCCTAAAAATTTCAGTAAATTTTATTAATTTGTATTTTTAAAACGGACTCATTTTTTACATATAATAATTATTATTCGTTAGTATATACCTCACCATATTTAATAATTTTACCCGGCTGAGTTTCATCATGTATTACTAATTTTATTAGTTTATTATTTTCGTAGTCGACTTCAACCACAAAACCATCAAAAACATATTTAACTTCGGATAAAGTTGTTTCAATATCAAAACACTCACTACCGATTACACTTTCAAGTTGTGCAATAACTTCAGGCGCATCGTATTCATAAATAGTATTTTTAAATGAAACCGCCTTTACATCATTAAATAATTTTTCGTTAAACATAATTTTAACCCCCTATTTTTTTATACTTGCCATGTTTTTATTATAACCTATTTTGCTTAGTTTGTCAAGTGTTTTTTATTCGTTTACTAAAATAATAATACTTAAATCGACATTTTGGTAAACTTCGATAGTTGTGGCATATTTACTAAAAGTTAAACTATTGTCATCGTAAATTTTTAGCCAATAATAACTGGTAAACATATGGTCATATGTTGGCGGTATTTCAGCCTTGTTAGTTGTTAGTAAACCAGTAAATTCGCCATCGCCACCAACACTTATATATGTACTGCATAAATTATTGTCATCATCAATCCCCGCAAACAATATAGCCCCAATGTCGGTACAACCTAGCCTTACAGTTTTCATTTAATAAAACCCCCTATTTAATTTGGTTACTTACTATACTTATATTATATATGGTTTTGATTTAAAAGTCAAGCCTTTTTAATAAATATTATTGTATTATTTCGTATTGTAATTTTGCTTTTTTAGTACCATATTTATAATCAATAAATATTCCTTGTTCGCTTTTTTTCGTATATACTCTTTGAATGTAAATACCATAGTCGGCTATATAGTCGCAAAATGCAGCCTCGATTAATTCCGCTACCTCCTCCTCTGTAAGCACTAATACATCACAGCATAGCCTACTTTCTTTCAATAAGTAGCAATCAAGTGTACATTTTAAAAAAGACTCAACATTAATTACTAAATCGTCACTAATAATCATAATTCCTACTTACCCCTTTTTATACGTTTTATTAAAACGCTTTAACAGTTGCCAGTAATTTAACAGCATAAATATTGGAAAGCCAACAATATATATTATGGTTATAACTAACCAGCCAAAAACCCTCGAAAGGGCTTCAGGCTGTTTAATTATGTAATTTATTAGTAAAGCAACTATAATGCTACCTAATAATATTTCCATATTACTCACCGATTTGCTTAGTTGTCATAATTTTTTTACCTTCGTTTGCGCCACTGTTAAAGGCTTCGACGTTTAACTGGCTGACTTTCATGCCTTTACTGGTAAATGTTTTTGTATTTTGTTTACAATATTCGTCAAATAATTGCACAACATTTTCATCGACTGTAATTTTTAATGCCTTACAATTGGCATCAAGTGTTTCCTTTAAGCCTGTTAAAAAACCTTGTACAAAACTACTGTATACACCTTTAACGCCGTTACCTTGTTTCCAAACCTTTGTTTGATAACTGTCAGCCATACGGTGAATAACATTCCACAGCCATTCGTATACCTTAGTAGCAGTTGTAACGTTTGCGGGGTAGCCGTAAAAAACAGCAACCATTTTGCCCGACCACAACAATTTAACGCCGTAATTGTCGGCAATAATTTGTGCCAGTTTAAAGCGGTAGCTACGCCCTACACAACTTGCATAACTAAATTCGGACTGTTTATTAGCATTACCTTTTAAGTTTGCAATACTAATATTATATTTTGCCATTAATTCCTGGGCTTTTGCCGCCGCAGCAATAGCCTCCTCTTTGCAAGTATTTTTTTTGCTTAACTCCAATAATTTAATAATTTTTTCCTCAAGTTTGTTTGCCATATCAATGACCCCCTTATTTATTTTGTAATTTAATTATAACCGACTTTGCTTAAAAAGTCAAGCACTTTTTACAACATTTTAGTTAAATATTCATCAATTTGTTTTTCTGTTAGCCATTCAGGTTTTACTTTTAACGAATAATATATAATGTACATAAATTCGATGTGCATTTTAACAGTGCCACCCCACAAATATTTTTCATGCCTGTTGCCAGCGCCTAAAAAATATTTGCAATCGCAACGTAAGCGGTCTAGCAATTGGTACTTAAATTCTTCTTCGTGGTTTTCTATATATAAAGCAAAACCACATAACTCCCTTTCCTGTTGTTTTGTAAACATATTTTTACCCCCTATTTATTATTTTTGATTGGTTATTTTCTATGGTTTTATTATAACCGATTGTGATTTAAAAGTCAAGCATTTTAATAAAAAAGTTATCCACAACTTTATCCACAGCCTGTGAATAACTTTCACCTTCATAATTGCCCTGTATTTAGTTTTTTAGCAACACCGCATATATTTATACCTGTAAAGCAAAAAAGCCGTTAAAACTAAAATATGAAGGTTTAAAGGGTATTCTGTAAAAATAGCAAAAAAAAATAACCTGCAAAATGCAGGCTATTTCATTAGTTTTTGTTTTGTTTTTTGTAAATCGACTACTTCACCAGTTACTTTATTACGCCTATAAATATTTTTAGTTACAGGGTCTTCTAAAAATTCGTGTGTTTCGTTTTGCATTATAACCCGTGGTGCAGGTTTATATACTGTAGGTTCATCAACTGGTCTGGTCATTAAAAAACTGCACACCACTAAAAATAATATAATTGAAAACTTTTTCATATTAAATACCCCCTTTTATTTAATTACATTATAACACAACTTTAAAGCAATGTCAACTATTTTATTCGTTTAATTTATACGCCTTGCAATTTTGCATGGTAACTAAAAACCTTAATATTATTTCCCGCCGTATAACGTACACATGGCTTTCACTTATTTGGTTTGCTATTGCAAATTCTTGTATTTTTTCTTCCCTGTTTTTGGCAAAGTCGGTTAAAAGTACATTCGTTAAAAACCTATAATGTAAATCGCTATTTTGTAAACAATAATTCTTTAAATCTTCTACACACTTATAAGTCAAATTTGCTAGTACATTCGTATTATTAGGAGCCTTATTATTTCTAATAATAATATTTTCAAGTTCTTTTAATGTCTTTTTTGATACTATTTGCATTTTGTTCTCCAATCTTAATTAAATTATGATGTTTTAAGGAACGATTCCTACATACAATTTTCCAACATTCAGCACCGTATCCTCTTTGTCTTGAAATACTATCTTTTAACAGTTTACCACACCGTAAACAGTGTGTGATATTTTTAAACATAATGCTGCCCCCAAAAATCAAATGCTGCCCTTAATCGTGATGCTGCCCTTCGTGCATAGGTAAATACTGCCTTTTTTATTTCGCAATTTTAAGATTTTGTTTTACAAGCTTACGATTACGATCTTTTATTTCATCTTTATACCTTGTACAAAATTTGAAGTTATTTTGTAAAGCAATAAACGTAGCTGATAACATTGGTATAGCTGCATCTGCAGATACAATGCCCATCTTTATTCCACTTTCTAAAAATTGAATGAAATCCATCATATCACGTACTTGTTTAATTTGCCATTTTATCCCAAAAATTTCAGCATTTTTTACAGCCCAAAAATTTGCACCGGACTCATTTTTTTTCAAACTCAAACCGGACTCATATGCTACTACTGCAAATAAAGCTTCGAAGGAGTTATACAAAAAGGCTAATATTTTTAATGGAGGTTCTTCTGTAAAATCAAAGTCATTACTAATTTCAATAGCTAAAGAAAAATCTTTATTCATAACCGCAGTAATATATTTTTCAAGACTTTCTTTAGGTAAGTCTAATACAACACGATCGGCACAACATTTTTTATATGCCTCGTCAATACTAATATTATTACTTAATGAAAACATAATAACTTTATTTAGTTCAAGCAGACACAAGTTAAAATTAGAATCACATCTATGAATTAAATCCAATGCGTTTTCCCTAGAAATATCTGCTTCTTTTTGCACATATTTTAATAAAACCGTTTCGGATAATTTTTCAAATTTAACAGTGTTTTCTTCAAAAGTTTTGAAAAATTTATTACGTTTGTCTATATTGTTATAAATGAGTATTACCTTATTTACAGAGTTATTTACCCACGCTACCAATTTATCCCATACCGTAGAATCCTGTTTAATAAAGTCCATATCATCTCTAATAACGTACAAGGTTGGCTTTTGTATTAGTTTAGTAGTACCTACGGACTTAAATAATTCGGCTACAGTCGGCAATTCTTTCCAAATAAACCCTAAATCAACTATTTGCTCAATATACAGATTGCGAATATAAATTTCTTCTCCAGTAAATATATATAAACCTGCTAAATTATTTGCTTTCATATCTTTTTTTAATTCGACGATGTTCATTACTCCACCTCTTCTGATATATTGTACCACATTTTGAACAGATATACTGCCTATATTTAATACCATCAATTTCAATAATTTGCAAGTGCGTAAATTTGCCACACTTGCAAATACGAATTTCTTTTTTGATTATCTTTTTATATAATTCATAAATTTTATTTTTGCGCATATCTATCCGGATCTGCATAAACTATTTCATTGGTGTCCACTATCTTACATAAACGAACTATATCTAAAGGAATTTCCCATGTTAAATTAGCTAATTTATGACGATATTTTCGAGTAGTTGCTAACTTTAAAATATTATTTTCACTACCTGCATATTCACCTGTTCGGTATAATACCCGATTTTTATACTGCGCTCCTACATATAATTTCGTACCAATTTCAATCTCATTTAACCAATCATGCAATATCCTCACCCCCAACTATTTCCCACTGACGCATCAACCATTGCTTAACTAAAGAAGATTTATTTATTCCGATTACTCTCAATCTCGATTTAATAGTTAAAAGGCTATTCATAATTAATTCAATTTGTTCTTCATCATAAACACCGTCAAGATATTTATCCAAAACAAGATTCGTATAAGTATTTAAAAACAACCCTACATCATATTTATCTTGTTCTTCTTCCTTATCTTTTAAATTTAATCGTGCTGCAATTTTTAAACTATTAGTTATCGTTACTTCAGGAAGGTAATCTACGACATTCTCAACGAACTCATAAAATTCCTCTATGCCATAGGATAATAACAAATTTACTTGTTCCGGAGTTGTACAGGTATTTTCAATGTAATTTAACTGTGTTTTGTTTAAGGTTTTGTTCTTACGCAGGGCATACTGCCTTAACTCTTTTGCTGTATATGGATTTAAAGTAATAACCATACCTCTGCTTAAAATTGTAGCTAAAGTATTTGCTTTATCTTTTAAAATCATTATAAAATATGCCTGTCTTGGAGGTTCTTCTATAACTTTTAATAAAGCATTTTTTGCTGCCGGACTCATTAAATCACTATTCTTAAAAACATATGCAATCGGGCTGCTTTGCTTATATGCCATAGAAATAATATTGCGAACATCATCAACTTTAATGCCACAATCTACAAAAGTCGCATTACATCTTGTTGCAATACACTTTGCAATTTCTTCACAGCCCATTGCACTATCTCCAACAACAATCGTAAACCTTGCTATATTCATTTGATCAAGTTGGTTCTTTAATTTTTCCTGCATCATATCGTCAACAACCTTGCAATAATAAACGGTTTTGGATTTTGTTCCCATTTAATCACATTTACGAGTTCCTGTAATTTAATAATTAACCTCATTGCGAACTCTTGTTCCCCAGCAGATAAATTACACTGGTCAGCATAAGTATTAGGAATTGATACATATTTGAAATCTTTAACAACATTATACTTAACAAGCTCAAGCACAAAGAAAAAGAATTGTCTTGTAAATTGCTTTAAATCCTTACCGTTCATATAAGTATCTTCAATACTACGAATGATATTCGCATCTTCTGCATGATAAATATCCTTAAATAAACTAAATAATTCTGAATAATCCATAACACCCAAAGCAGTAATAACTGTTTGCATTGTTAGTTCTGTAGAATCATAAGATAAACATTTATCTAATAATGTAATTGCATCACGCATACCACCATCTGCAATTTTAGCAATATATTCCAAAGCGTCCATTTCCCATTCGCAATCTATTGCAGATTCTTCTAATTCCATAACCAATATATCATCAAGTCTTTGAACTATCTGATCAGTTGGTATTCTATGAAAATCAAATCTTTGAACACGACTCAGAATTGTTGCAGGGATTTTCTGTGGGTCTGTAGTACACATTAAGAAAATTGTTTTCAATGGCGGTTCTTCTAATAATTTAAGCATTGCATTCCATGCACCTGTACTTAACATATGAACTTCGTCAAGTATATAAACCTTAAATTCACTATCTAAAGATTTATGTTTAGAATCTTCGATAATACCACGAACATTTTCTACACCATTATTCGAAGCCGCGTCAATTTCAATGGCATTTCCTTTGCCCGCATTAAGAGCATTGGCAAAAATGCGGGCACAGGTTGTTTTGCCTGTGCCAGCACCGCCAGTAAATAAGTAACAATTTTTATGATTTTTGCTCTCAATTTGTTGTTGTAAAATAGCTTTAATACTATCCTGAGAAACAACGTCATCAAATTTTGTTGGTCTATATTTAACAGCGAGTGAAATCATCTTTTATTTTCCTCTTTCTTGCCGTAAAGAATGTATCAACTCCAGAAAGTCTGACATTTCTTTAACAACACCCTCATTCGGACTTTTCGTTCTAAATTTTCCTAATCTTTTAAGATTGCCATCCTTAAGCCATTTATAATAACAAGCTGTAAACATAACAATCGGGTCTACATCACGTGCTTTAGCTGCTGTAACTACACCTAAAACTCCAAGATAAGCTAATGGATAATCATATCCATTAATATTTACATTGGTACTAAATTCATCTTTAGATTGTGCTATTTGCATAGATAATACATTTTCACTATCCATACCACCCATTAATTCATCAAACTCAGGCAGATTTCCTAAAAATGCCAGCATATTCATTTCTCTTACATGACCAGGATCAATGATACTGCCTTCCTGTACATCTTTAATATAATTATCCATATCTTTTTTACTCATTATTGCAAGCCTCCATTAATTGTTTAAATAATTTTTCATTGATAATGAAATAATCTTCATTATCCCCAAAACTAAAAGATATAGCCCAATAAGGTTTTCGCATTGCAAAACACTCTTCTTTTAATTTTTCAATCCACTCTTTCTGAATTGAAATAGACTTTGAATCTTTAATTTTGGTTTTACATTCCACTAAAAAATTATCGGTAATTACATCGCCTTTTGCAAACATGGTCGCCCCACTGTTTAATTGCTTTTTACCTTGTAATTTTTTAGCGATTCTTCTTTCTTGCAAATTACTGTACTTTCTTGTGTTCATAAGATATCAGATCTCCTGCAAGTGCAATTATTTCTGAATTATTAATTGGTAATTGAAATCCTGAATAGGTTTTACCTAAAGCAAATACCCAATCATTAAAATATTCATCATAACAATTAATTTTAATTACGCCATACTTTTGATGAAGTTTTGCAAGTTCTCTTGCCCACTTATCATAAGTTGCATCAGTTATAAGGTTATTATTCAATCTATAGTATATACAGCTATGAATAATAAGTTGTAACCGTCTGCGTTTGATAAGAGCTTTAATATCTTCCGGAACCGTTGGGTCTTTCTTTACTAATTTTTTAATATCAAATAATGCCATATCAACTCCCTCCTTGTGATACTATTATAGTACACTTAGAGAGAGTTGTCAACAATTACTTTTACCGAACGTTACTTGAAATTTTACTATTAATTAATTGGTCAAAATCTTGCAAAATATCTGCATTTGCTTCATCTTCTAAAAAAGCAGTTACAGAGGCTTTACCTTGTAATTTAATATCATCACCATTTTCATCACACATAATAACGCCATCTTCATCAATAAATCTAAACCATGCACCAGCCTGATCAATATAACCTAATTTAAGTCCCATTTCAACTAAATCATTTATCCAGTCAATACCGAATGTATAATTTAATGTATAACAACCAACACGTCTATCAGGTTTGCAAACTTTAGTTTTAGCTATATTAATCATAACATAATTACCAGCTGGTTCTTCTGTATTACGAGTTAAATCTTTTAAATTTTCATCAAAGTATGTTCCTTTGCTAAAAAATAAACGTAACACTGCATTATGTTTCCAAGCCCTGCCGCCGGGAGTATCTTTCCCCCCATAGGGACTATTTATTTTGTCCCTGAGCTGATTTATACCAATTAAGGTAACATTTAACCTACTGCAAAGCTGTATCATTTTTTTAGTAAATTTCGTTAGAGGTTTGGATATACCGCCATAGGTTCTTTTTTCAGCAGATTCGTCATATTCATCTTGAGATAACATAACTGCAAAACTATCAATGACAACGATTCCAAATTCTTCTGTTTCAACAAGACTTTCGATGATATCAAAGATTTGTTCTGCCGTTTGATTAGTAGGTTTTACAACATACAAGGAATCTACATCAACACCCAGCTTTTCTGCCCACTCTTCATCTAAAGTATTTTCACAATCTACAAATAACGCCTTTAAAGCTCCTCTTGCTTTTAATTTACGATAAGCCTCTTCTTCTGCTTTATTTCTTTTTGGAATTTCTTCTAATTCTGCAAGTTGTTCTTTATACTCTTTGATGAATTGTTGTTGTGCATTTCCTACGGCATCTAAAGCTGTAGTTGTTTTACCTGAATTTTCTTCTCCTGAAAACTCAATCAGTTTTCCACGAGGTAAGCCCCCATAGAGCATATAATTTAATCTGCAACTTGTAAACTGAATCTTTTCTGTTTCTTTAACATCATATTCAGCCCTACCTTGAAATACAAGTTCAGCTTTAAATTTTTTATTGATTTCTTTTAATACTGCATCAATATCGGACATCAACATCACCTTTTCGGCTAGCTAAATAATCACACAAGTGTACGAATTTTTGAGTTGCAGTTTTAGGTTTTGGTAATATTGTTTTACTATAAAGATTAACATTCCATTGCCCCATATGACTAGCAATTAAACAAGCTATATAATGACCTTTTTCTTTATACACTTCATTGAATGTTTCATCATACAGTTCTTTGCTAATTCTTTCTACCATTTCAGCCGCAAATATTGGATGTTCGAATAAAGTATATTTACTTTTACTTGTACCTTTTTTTACACTATCATGAAGAATTAAAGCAGCTAAAATCAGATCTTTATAAGCTCTTAATTCTTCATATTGTTCCATTTCCAGCATATCTACTGCCCAACAACAAGCCGCTAACGTATGACGAATGAGTCCACCTTCACCAAGAGCAAATTTAGGGTGATACTTACCTGTAGTTGACGCTGCCATTGTATAAAATTCTTCAGGACATTCCGCTAATCCTCTTTTAACAATATTCTTTACTTCCGGACTTTTAATTTGATTGATATATCTAGTAAATATTTCAGCTGTATACATCTTAATCCTCCTTATATGGTAAATTGGTTAAATTATTAAAATTATTTTCACTAATTCTACGAGTAGCGATTTTCTTTAGACTTTGCAACATCTCTGTTGAAGTATCTAATTTATTCTGAATTTGCCGCCGTGCACGAACATAAATATTCAATACTAAAGAATCTGTAATGATATCCAATTCAGCTTGTTGTTTGCGTTCCTGCATATTGCCATCATTTGACATATAACTGTTATTATATTTTTGAGTTTTTTCCTGTTTTGCCAAGTCTTCCCGAATACCAATCGCTTCTTGACATTCATAAGCATAATACATCAATGCAGGTAAATTTAATATAAAGTGTTCTAACTCCATATCTGTGATTGGATTATTGATATCCTTAATTCTTGTTCTAATAGTAGACATCAAAGAATCCAGTTCTCCACAAGCTTCTCTAACAACCTGATTTACAAATCTTGTTAAATACCTTTGCTGAGTTGTTATATCTTCCATTCTACTTTTTACGAATGATTTATCAACTTCCATATTGATTAGCCTTTCTTATGATCGTAGATAAATTTTTATCTATATCATATTTAAAGAATTTTCTTAATTTTTTACCTTCAAAAATAGTACACATATCCGGAATTTCATAACTTTTAAATGATTTATAGTTTAATAATTCCTTATGCTGTTTGATAACAGAAATAGGAACAAATACCGTAACATCACAGTCTATAAACCATATTAAAACTCCTGCAATAACTTTATCATATTCACATTTATCTAATAATCCAGTATATTGATTATCAGTTAAATTAGCATAGTTAAAGGTTTTGCCATGTATGCTTTTACATTCGATGTAAAATAAATACCCATTAAAAAAGACAGAAAAGTCGCATATATTACGAATACCCTTGTACCCTGCGGTATCATCTTTAAAACGATCAAAACATATTGCAGCGTCTTCAAGTTGGGTTGAAAAGTGTTCTTCAAACTTTTTTCCGAGGGATACAGGCATATTATACGTCCTTTCTGCACGCTAGGCGATATTTACAATATTGACAAGTTTTAGTTTTAATATCTTTTGGTTTAGGCGGGACTACATTAGCATCTACATAATCATCGCAATCCTGAATTAACTGTATTAAATTCTTTTTCATGTCATCTGTTACATCTAACATATAAGATTTTTTATCACAGTTATCTCGACATTCATAAACAAATAAAACTTTATCAATTCCTAAAGATAAAGCATAGGCTGTTGCCTGTTTTTTATGGTCTTCATCAACATCTTTACGCATTAAAAATTTCTTAGATACTTCAGTTTTAAATTCAAATATATAATACTGACCTTTATATTTAATAATACCATCACAAAGAAAACTTAAATTCCATGGTTCATTGAAAAGTCGTGTTTCTACTCCACTTTTACCTTTTACAATTAATCCTGGAATTTCATTTTCTTCTACATATTCCCCAACATCTAAATATTCGCAATCAAAACCGTTTGATTTCATTTGCATAATTGCTTTTTGGATACGTTCATGACGATCTGTACCACTTTCCCCAATACCAACAAGCACAGCCTCTTTAATACTTTCGTCCATATCTTGACCTACAATTTGATAATACATATTACGAATACAATTCAAACTACTAGGCTTATAATGAGGACTAGGTTTTTTCTCATTCTTATTTGCAGTCCTTTCGATGGACTGTATTAAGTCCATCAAAAAGGATTCTGCAATAGGGCTTTGCTTCTTTGTTTCATTTACTATGGCAAGTAAATTTTTTAAAGATGATTTAGCCATTATTCTTCATCAACCAAAGAAAGAATTTGTACTACCTTACCCTCGACAATCTTAATAGCTTGAGGAGAACCATAAGACAAATCGATAGAATCGGTTGCTAAAGCGTTTAACTGGTCTTTAAATTGTTGAATGTCTACCAAACATTCAAACTCTTCAAAGCTTTCACTCTCCATATAAGGAATAGTTTCTTCGGCTTTAGTACGTCTAGAAATAATTTTCATACCATCTTTAGTAAATACTAATTTAATGATGTTTTTATCATATTCAGATACAAAGATATTTAAACGGTCAAGGGCAGAAAGTACAAGCCCCTTATTTACTACACAATTTGAAGGAAATTCTGTTTCTAAAAAGGATTCAAGTTCTTCAACTGGATATGTTTCAATATCTTCTAATTGTGCACCTGCAATTTCCATTGTTTCGGTTTTAAAGATTACATCGTTATCAACAAAATAAACAGATATATCTTCTTCCGGGATTAAAGTTGCAAGTTTAAGCATTTCTACAGATAACAGTGCAGGTCTTTTAAATACATTAACTGAATAAACGCAAAGTTTAATACTGTCTGTAGTAATTACATTCTTATCAAAGAAATAACCTGTTAAAACTGCATTTTCCATTGTTTTAGATAAACTTGCTGTACAAATATCGAAAACCGCCTGAAGAATTGGCTGTTTAACCTTTACCGCCTTAACATCTTCAGGTATTTCTATAGACGTATCCGGAAATTGCAATATATCCCCATTTTCGTCCAGTACAAGCTCAATATGGTAATAACCATTACCTTTAACAGTAAGTACACCATCTTTAACAGTTAAAATAATGTGTTCACTGGTGGTTTTATTTACTAATTTAGCAAAAGTTTGCACAGGTAACACACAAGCAAAATCTTCACATTTTACTTTATCTTTACATACTGTCAAATAATGCAAGCCGTCAGTAGTTTTTAAATACAGGGTATTATCAACAACCTCAAAGCCCATATAATTCGTTAAAGGAAGAATTTTATTACAGCTTGCACCTTTAATTGCTCGAGCAACCATATCCTTTAATTCGGTAGTTATAATATCAATCTTCATTTACTTAACCTCACAATTTCCATAAATTTTTCCTGTTCATCAATATACTTAAATCTACCTGAAGTATGAACAGTTACAGTTCCCGCCTCTGGCTTTTTAATTCCCCTTGCAGTCATACAAGAATGTTTACCACTAACAACTACAATAACATTTTCTGTTTCTAAAATATTGGATAAAATATTTTTAATTTGATTTCCGATTCTTTCTTGCAGTTGAAGTCTTTTTGCAACCATATCTGCAATACGAGCCATCTTAGAAAGTCCAATCACTTTTCCATTAGGATAATAACCAATGCTTACAGTCATGTCATACATTAATGCAAGATGATGTTCGCAATGACTAAATACAGGGATATTGCAACAGGTAACAATATCTTCAGAATCCTGTGGGAAACATTTATCAAACATTCTAATAATATCTTTGTCTGTAACAAATTCGCCTTCGCATTGTTCCATAATCATTTTAGCGAATCTTTTTGGAGTTTCAATCAATCCTGGGTCATTTGTATCTTTATTTAATGCTTGTAAAATAAGTGTACCAGCTTGTTCAAGAAGCTTTAATGATTGCTCCTTATCAATATTTACTTCCACTTTAGACACCTCTTTCATTCGGATCCCAAATAATTTTATGAAGTTGTACTTGTACCATTGCATTATTCATTTTATTTTCTTTAATAAATTCAACTAATGCTTTTGGCTCAATTGCTCCGAATACTGGGCTTAACACATAAGTACAAACTAAATTTTGTTCATAAATACGTTTAAATTCAGCTAAATCTTCTTCAGTAGCAACAACAAATTTCAATACATCTACTAAAGTTAAATTTTTTAAGTTTTCTGATTTCATACTACCATTTTGACCACTACTCGGACATTTCCAATCCATTGTGACAAAAACTCCGGGTAATGTTACACAATCCGGAAGAATAATTGACCCATTAGTTTCAATATTAACATGATAACCAAGCCACGATAATTCTTGAATTAACTCCTGCATATAACCTCTAAATAAAGGTTCTCCACCTGTAAGGGTAACTCTACCACAGCCGGATTGACTAACAGCTTCTAATATATCATGCAATGACATATTAGGTTCTTGAGGTTCCTGTGCATATTTTGTATCACAGTAACCGCAAGCTAAATTACAACCATTAAATCTGACAAATGTTGAAAGAAATCCAGTACGAATACCTTCTCCTTCAATACTTGTAAATATTTCGTTTACACTATAAACTTTATCTTGTTTTGTCATAAATAGCTAAATTACCATCACTTTCTTGAACTTCTGCCCTAACACAATTTGCAACATTATCACAAATCATTTTTGCAATATTTTCTGCTGTAGGATTTATGTCCATTTTTTCATTTAAATCCTGATGATCAAACATATCTGAAATAAATTGTTTAATGTGGGTAAAATCAACCACCATACCATTTTCGTTTAATTCATTACTTTCGCATATCACTCTGATATGCCAGTTGTGACCATGCCTTTGAGTACATTTACTTGCATAATTCAAATTTAATTTGTGGCAAGCTGAAATTTCTAAATCTTTAATTACTGTGTACATTTCTTTCCTCCTGGTTTAATTCGATTATGATATCTTTTTACTTTAACCTCATGGATAAGGCTTAATAACTGTTCTGCATTGACTAAAACATTGCTCATTGTATATTCTTTTTGGTCAATAGCCTTTTTAGCTTTAGCTTCCATTTCTTTGATAATTTCACCTTTTAAACAGTTCATATTATTACCTCATTGCAGGGTCTTTAACACCATTTAATTCAAAAGCTTTCTGACGGTCTAAACAAGTACCACACTCACCACAAGGTTTATCCCCGCCTTCATAGCAAGACCATGTGTATTGATAAGGTACGTCTAAACGTAAACCAGCTTCAACAACTCCTGCTTTATTGAAGAAAATCAAAGGAGCTCTTAAAGTAACCTGATAGGCTGTACCTTCAAGAATTGCTCGACGCATACTATCTACAAATTCGCTTGTACAATCCGGATAGGCTCTACCTGCCGCATCATCTAAATGTGCACCATACCAAACTTCACTTGCATACAAACTTAAAGCAATAGCAGTTGCTACACTTAAAAATAATCCATTTCTGAAAGGAACATAAGTATCAACAGTTCCTTCCCCGCCTTTTTCTTTAAGTTGTTCAGCATAACTTTTATGTTCAATTTCTCCTCTATCTTTCAATAAGGGACAAGAACTAAAATCCATTACACTACTAACATCGTGTTCAATGTGTTTTACCTTATAATATTCAGCAAGCTTTCTTGCACACTCAATTTCTTTTTCGTGTTTTTGACCATAATGAATAGATAAGGCAGTAACCTCGTCATTTCCATAACTGTTTACTGCCATTGCTAAACAAGTGGCACTATCTACGCCACCACTTAATAATACTACTGCTTTCAAAATAATCGCCTCCTGATAAGTTTTCCACCATGATAGGTATAATCTTTTGCCCAATCCATTAAGAATGTAACATTCCATAGATCACGCTGAACATAATCTTCCATAAGTTGTTCAAAGTCGAACTTCTTACTGGAAATATAATTTTTCAAGTCTTCTAAAGCAACTGCACTACCATTTAAAGGGTGAACCATTTTATCCTTTTGCTGAGCACTAATAATAACAGTACCCCAAGGAGTATAAATAGCTCCATTGTGCCCGCTTTGAATCCATGAAGAACTATCTGCTGAAAATACTGGAAATGACTGTAATATCTTTCTTACTGTCATTCCAAAAGCATGAACCTTAACATTCGGATTACTAGAACTTTTAATAATGTCAAAACATAAATCTAAAAAATTCTTTTGTACGTCTTTAGGCTTACCAACCATACCACCGAGGGCAATATAATCCAATGGCAACCCATTTTCATCTCTCCACTCTAAGGCTCTACGCAGACACCATATAGGCTCACCTACATGAAAAGTAAATAATAGACCTTTTTTGTTAAGCACTCTCTCCCTCATATAAATGAAGTTTTTCCAAGTTTTAACAGCTGCATCATTTACTTGTGCCTGTGTTGGTTTATTTCTGATGTTTCCGGGAATACAATCCAACTGCCCAAAAAGGTCAATATACTGTACCCTATCATTTAAGAAATAAATATAGTCATCTACGTTAATATAAGTACCTTTAGTCCACGCTGTAAAAGCACCACTATCAATAAATAACTTTCCTCTTTTGCCATAGGTATCGACCCACCTGATCCATCTATCAATATTTTTTCTTTCATTTAAAAAAGAAAATAGATGGTTAGCTCCCATGTCAAATAAACATTTGTCAACATGGTCTGTTACTTGACCTGCGAAGTATAAATCAAACATTTTAAACCCCCTTTTCTATTTACTATTATACTACACTATTATAGTAATGTCAATAAAAATAACCATTACGATTCAATCGTAATGGTTATTAATGGTCTTATTCGTTTTCATACCAGCATTTCGTAACTTCGACATCACATTTGAAAGGAATAGATAATTTAACTGCATTTACCATACATTCATTTATTAACTCTGCAACACGATCTTTATTTTCTTCCGGACACTCACCAATAATTTCATCATGTACTTGAATTAATAAACGGAAGCCAAGCTGTTTTAACTCTTCACATCTACTAATTTTAAGCATTGCGAATTTAGTTAAGTCCGCCGCACTGCCCTGTACCCTTGCATTAACACACATTCTAGTGGCGTCAGCAATTTTCATTCGATTATCAACTACTCTAATTCCTTCGTTATTAGCTTCTGCAATTATAGCTTTAACCTGCTTAAAACTTTTACAGCTTTCTAGTTTACTCCAATAATAGTTTACTGTTTCTTCAGGAACTTCTGTGTTTTCATCTTCATCATCTGCAAGAGGATCATAATCACGAGCAACACCATCTTTCCAGTAAAACTCGTAATCAGGTAATTGCATATCGGGTAAACGTCTTTTACGTCCCCATATAGTCGTAACATATCCTAATTCCCTTGCCATATTTCGACTATCATCACGGAAATCCCTTAACTTCGGAAAAGCATTTAATACAGCATCATAAATTTCTTGTGCTAATTTTTTAGATATGCGCAAGTCCTCTGCAATAGCTGGAACACCTTTATCATAGTTGATTCCTAATAATATTGCTTTTGCTCTGCCACGTCTGTCCTTTCCTTCCGGATTATGTGTACCATCAGGTCTGAACTCTAAGCATTCTTCATAAGGTACTCCAAACGCTAATGAAGCGATTTCGGCATATAAATCTTTTCCATCAAGGTATGCTTGAATACCTTTTTGGTCTTGTGCCAAATGAACAGTAAGTCTAGGCTCCTGTGCGGAATAGTCACAAGATAACATTACATAGCCGTCACTAGCTTTGAACATCTTACGAATATCTTTAGCGTGGCTGGGAATGTTTTGCAAATTAGGGTCATTGCTTGAAAACCGACCTGTTACTGTGCCTAATTGATTAAACCGTGCATGAACACGCCCTGTTTTCGGATTAAGAATTTTCGGAAATTTATCCACATAAGTAGATACTAACTTTGCTGCCCCACGATATTTTAATATCGCTTTAACCAAATCATTATCATATTGTAATAATATTTTTTCACCTGTACCTCTCGGCTCTTTTTTACTGGCAGGAGGTAGTTCTAAAACATCGTACAATAAAATTGCAATCTGTTCAGGACTTGCTACGTTTATTTCTTCAGGTAATTTACAAGAAGAACCTTTTTTAATTCTATAAGCTTCAATTTCAGATTCATACATTTTTAAAGTTTCTTTAAATTCTGTATTCGCTTCTTCAACCAACTTATTATATTTGATGGAAAGTTTCTGTTGTACATCTAAATCAAATGCAACACCAGTATCTTCCATTTCCGAAACGACAGGAACTAAAGGCATTTCTAATTCGTGGAATAATTTAGCTACATCCACGAGGTCATACTCCTGACATACTTGTGATGTTTCTGTTAAAAATGGTCTTTGAAACTCTGCCAATTCATATGTTATCTGCGGATCATTTGCAGCATATAAATAGGCTATATCTAAAGGAATCATTGTAAATGGTATTCCCTTAAATAACTCACTAAATGTATGGGACTTGTCTTTGCCTTTATTAACATACTTATCCCATAAAGGTTTTAAAGCATTGTCTTTATTATTTTCGTCCAACAAACGCTGTGCAATATAACCGTCCCACCAACAAGGCAAGATAATTCCTAAAGTATGTTTTAATACACGGCAATCGAAATCGCTGTTAAACATATCAATCTTTACATTAGCATCTTTTAATCTTTGTAATTGACTTCGGACAAACTCGGGAGTAAGTTGACCTTTAATCTTAACTCCAGTTAAATAACTAATGTGATCGATAGGAATATATCCCGCCTTATGGTCAGGAGTATATATACAAACACCCGCTAAGGTGGTTGTTATAGGATCAAGACTTGTTGTTTCGGTATCAATTGCTCCAATTCCATTTTCAATAAATTTATCAATTAATCCTACTAAAACATCTTCTTCCATAATATTAAGATACATATCTTTTTTATCAGCAAAATACCTATTGGTCATTGCTTTTATAGAAGTAATGGTACTAGCTAAATTACCTGCTTTTAATTTTACACCGCCAGAAGATAAAACAGGTAATTTAGATTTAGCCTTACTCGCTATTTCAGCATCAGTTGCTTTTGTTGAACGAGGTTTAAAATTAAACAGTGCCATTAAAATTGAACTTCACGACGGTGGTTTGTTCGTGGACTACCCTCTCGACGTCTTGGCTGAACTTCCTGTTTCTTTTCTTGTGTTGCTTCAACTCCTGGCATAATACCAGTATCTAAAAAGTCATACAGTTCATCAGCCGTTTTAGTAAGCAAGAACTGGTCTGGAACTTCCGGAACTTCCGGAAAATCCTTCAAAGTTTTGCCATTCTTTTCTAATGGAAAGAATTGATATTTTGTTTGAGTATTGCCTTTTTCACCCTGACGTTCAATTTCAAAATTCATACCACATAAAGGTTTATAACGATTACAATAACTTTTCAAATCATCAACAAAACTCTTACCACGTTCCCAAAATTGAACCTGACCATTAACATACAATGGAACAAATACTCTTAATGCTATTTTACTTCCGGAAGCACATAAAGGACAAGCCTCTACTTCATCCCCAACTTCCCGCAAGCATTCAACCCAACGATCGCGTCCATTAACTTTAACTTTATGAAGGGAATGACATTCAACATCATCAATTGTTTCATATAATATATTAACTTTTTCGATATCCCCATCGTTTTTCATTTGAAAAAACTGTGTTGATGATGTTACTACTTTATCGACATCTTCAAGTTTTACGCGAGCCATTGATTATTCCTCCTCTTCAACCTCTTCGGATTCTTCTACTTCAGCTTCTACTGGTTTTTCAACTTTTTCTTCTTTTTTAGATTTTTTAAATTTAACTCCCAACTTTTTAGCCATTTCTTCTTTTTTCTTAGCTTCAGCTTTTTCTTCACGTTTTTTACGAGCAGCTTCTTGTTTTAAAACCTTTTCTGCACGTTGTTTATTAATGCCCTTTTGATACTCTACATGAGCAGCTACAAGTTTGCGAATCAAATCAACATTTTCATCTGTTACTTCAGTAATGGGCAAACGAGCATCAAACATATGCTTCATAGGTTTGTAATTAATTCCCAAATCTAAATCTTTTAATACTTTAGTACGCAACCAAAGCACAACACCTTTTGTGCTAAAAGTCATTGCCATGCACATATGTTCAGCAACTTTAAAAGTATGGAAACCTTTTACTTGTGTTTCAAAAATTGTACAATCAGCTGCAAGAACAATCTTTTCTACAATATCTTTCAAAGGAGAAATTTCACGAGGTGCTTTTGGCTCCTTGACTTTTTTAGGTTTAGGTTCTTTAGCCTTAGAAGCTGCTTTCTTTTCTTTTGCAGAAGCTTTTTTAGGTTTAGGTTCTTCTTTCGGAGTTTCTTCCTCCTCAGCTTCCTCAACCTCTTCCTCGTCTTCAACATCTTCAGATTCAGTTTCTTCTTCTACTTCTTCATCAACAACCGGATCTTCAGGTTCTTCAACTTCCTTGTAAAAACGTTTATATGCTTTTGCATTAATAATTTTTTCTTTACCAGTTTCCGGATCGGCTAATACATAATCTTCGCCTTCCATTCTTACAAATTCAAATTCTGCATTGTTTCGAGTACAAATTACCTTCATAATACTACCACCTTTTTATAAATTTTATTGGTGAAAACCTTCACCTTCAAATACATTATACTGCTTAGATATCTCAATGTCAATACCTTTTAGATAAAAAATATTCGGGAAGATTATTATATTCTTCCTCTGTTAAATCATTAATATCTTTACCTTGTGGGACTTTTAAAACCTTAACTAATTTATTAGGTAAGTTTTTGATTAACCTATAAGCACCACGTTCCCCGGCTTCATCACCATCAAAAGCAGCTATAATATATCTAAATGGTAACTTTTTGATTAAATCATATTGATTCTTTGCTCCTGTACCTAATAACGCGATAGCGTTATCCCCATACTTAGTAGCCGTAATTGCATTAATAATACTTTCGCAAACAACTAATGTATTTTTACTGTAGTCCAGCTCATATACCCCATACAAGGGCTTATCTACTCCCTCGGGGTAGTGATAGAGCTTGAAATCTATTGCACGTCTTGCAATAAATAAAGTATTGCCCTGTTTATCTCTTACAGGAAAAGTAATACAGGGGAATGTCTTTTCACCTTTTTTTAATTTAAAAGCTGGGTCATAACCTACATCAAACTTTTCAATTAAATCGTCTGTCATACCTCTCTTATACATATAAGGATGAATATATCTATAACGATCTAACTCTTTTTCTGATACATATTTTTTAAGAATTGCATCCGCTTTATTTCTATTAAATTCTAATCTTATATCTTTTCTATCTTCAATTTCTACAGATAAGAATTTAGATATTAACCATTTTGACCCATAAATACCTTCATCATTAAAACCAAATAAATAACTAACCATATTCTCTAGTGATGTAGTCGCTCCACAGGTAAAACAATGTACAGTACCAGCCGGGATTTTATTTTTACCTGTACCTTTTTCAACTCTTGTAATACCGCAAGAAGGTCTTCTTTCTTGTCCATTGCTATGAAAAGGACAACAAAATTGAATATCTGTATCACTAACAATAAATTTACCTAAAAAGGTTATACCTGTTCGATTATAAATTTCTGATTGCAACATTGATAAAATATGTAAATCATCTTCTAGCAAAGTTTTACCATTAACACTAAACATCAAAAAACCTCTTTTCTATCTTTAAATTTCTTTTTTTGAGTTTGTTGTGCTTCTTGTTTTTGCTGTGGTGTAGATGAATCTGTTGCACTGGGAACATAAATAAACCTACCATTATCAATATCCCAAAAATAAATAAAGTTTACTCCGACCGTACCACTTCTATTTTTCGTTAAAGATAATTTTAAACCTGCCCCTGTTTGCCGTATAAACAATACCTTTGAACTATTTTGACCAATACTATCACTATCCGCTAAATTAGATAAATCAGCATCAGCATCTACATTATCCTTAGATATTTCCCCATCACGATTTAACTGAGATAATCCAATTATTGGAATATTATGATTTTCTGATAAACGCATTAAGCCTTCTGTAATACTAAATAATTGCTCTGTTTTACTTTTGCCTTTACGATAATTTTCATCGTCCATTAAACTGTATTGGTCGATACCAACAATATCTGCATGACAAGAATTTATCATTGATTGAATAGAAGATAATGTTGCTCTACCGCCAAAGCTTTTAGGGGTAAAAATATAAAAGGGCACTTTCTCTTTCTGCATATCAAGAACAAATGATTCATAACCGTTTGTTTCTGTACCATTAATTAATGAACGATTTGAAAAGTTACCTAATAGAGTATCAAAGCGATATCCTATTTGATATTTATTCATTTCGCCACTATACATGGCAACAGTTTTTCCCTGCTTCCACGCCTCTACTAGCATTTTTAATAATATCCACGTTTTACCCTGATTAGGTCTGCCTGCAATAGTCAATAATTCGTTTCCTGGCTCTAACCCATAAATGGCATCATCAAGCTGTGGAAAACCTGTTTTAATATAATTAGTACCATGTTCTTTTTTATGCTTATGCAATTCAAGTCTTTCTTGTGACTCTTTAACAATATCCACACCACCAGCAGTAGCCTGACTATTTAATATAGCTAATTTACTTGTTAAAAACTTTAAAGCTTCGTTCGCATCGTTTTTAACAAGGTCTGCGCACTCTGTGATGACAGGCACCATTTGCCCATACAGGTATTCTTCTCGAATGGTAGCGACTAAATATTCATCGGTTTCTTTCACATCAAGTAAAGTAAATTCCGGAAAATTCAACAACATCGTTTCTTTATCTGGAACTTTACCGAATCGGTTTACTTGATATTTTATAAAATTATATTCATCTGGATAAGCAGCAAAATAATCCTCTGTAAGATTATTATTGACCACTAAATCAAAATTTCCACTGCTAATACACTTGTTAAGTATCTGAAGATCAACCATGCCGACGATCCCTTCCCAAAATAAATGCTTGATTACCACTCATAATTCGACTTGCAATCCTTTTGCCAATTTCAGCTTCTAAATTTTCAGGCAAAATGTTTGTCGTAAAAATATTCGATAATCCATTATTCATTCGTGTGTTGATAAAATCATAAAGTAAATCCTGTTCAAAGGCTGTTAAACTTTTAACCGCAACATCATCCCACACTATCAAATCCACTTTCGGAATAAGGTCTAAAATTTCTTTGACATCATTTTCTTTACTGAAAGATTGCTTAATTGCAAAGAATAGACTCGATGTCGATATAAATAAGCCTCTAGGTCTAAAACCATTGCAAGCCCATACCTCCTGAAAATACCGCAGTAGTAGCTTAACAGCCCATGTAGTCTTGCCATTGCCAGTATTAGCCCCAGCTATAATTAAATTTTCACCTTCTTCAACAAAAGTTAAAATATCACTTCTTAAATCATCAAGCATTGTAAAACAAGCTAAATCTTTATCTTCCGGAGTTAGCTTTGCTGGATACTGTAACTTTTTAGGCAGGCGGCTAGCATAAATTAAAAAGTCAAACTCCATGTATCTAACACAAAACTTTTCACAAGTATTTGACTTATACGCCGTACAAACTTTTTTAAACCAGCAACTTTCACGATCAAATTTGTATTCATAAGCCATTTAGAAATACACTCCTTCAACATCATGATGATCATTATCGTCATCTTTTTGAGGAGTAATATTATCAACTCTTCTTTGCGGTTTATTAACTTCCCACGATGGCACTAAAATTTTATAACCCCCCGCAAGAGCTGTCTGTACCCGCCTTGCAATGTCCTCAGCGTCAAAGTTTTTTATAGAATCTAAAATTGCTTGCCATTGTTCAGGTTCGAGCTTAAATTTAATGCGATAGTCTAAATACTGCTTTAAAGCTTTAAAAATATAATCCTGTTGCTCTGTTCGAGTGTAAAAATTTGTTCTGCAAAATGCAAGCAGTTGACCTAACATGGTTGAATATTTTGATGTTGACATACTGCCCCCCCTTAATAAACCCCCTTGTTTTCTAATATTCTTATTAGCTAGTTTATTTATATTATTAATATTATTTATTTTCTTGTTTTCTAAAGTCCCAGTTTTTGGGACACTCTCTTGATTAGAAATGCCTGTAGAGCCTTGTTTTTCCTGGCTTTTTTTGGGTGTCCCAGTTTTTGGGACTGTCCCAGTTTCTGACACACTAAAACTCTCAATTAAATCTAAATCAACTCTATAGGCAGTAACAATAAAATCAGTATCAACACTATGAATAAAACCTTTTTTAATTAGTGAATCAAGCACAGCTTGAGCTGTATTTTTACTAACATTCATAATTTCTGCTAGTTTTCTAATACTAACAACAAACTTTTGACCTTTAATATCTGAATATTTATAAATTATTGCATAAGCAATTAATTCATTTCCTTTTAGCTTTAATGAAGTCATCATCCAAGAGTGAATAATAAATGAAAAATTATTAGTCATCATTTTCTCCTTAAATGTTTATTTACGTCCATCGAAACTTCGCCATATACGATTTTTTTAGGTTCAATTACTCTAGTATTAGCTTTTACGAAATCTTGACGAGCTGCTCTTGCTTGAACTTCTTCATGAGACATATTTTCCCCTAATTCAATCTCTATTAATATTTCTAACTCTCTATATTTACGGTACATAGGGCAACTTTCTTGCATACAAGGCTTGAAATCAGTAATGATGTTACCTTCCGCAGTTACCCCCTTATTCTCCACCTCGCAGGCACTTACAGAGCTGCTAATGGCTAATATCATTAGTCCACTAATTAACATTTTTTTTAACATTGTAAAAACCTCACTTTCACTTTTCAACAAAAAAGACCCCTTACTTTCTCGGCGGTCGTAAGGAGCCTTTTTTGACTTAAATAAATAGGGGTCTAGAGCGATATGTACTTATGAGGCAGTAAGACCGCCGAGTACATTACCGCTCTATAAGTATAATAACATATCCCTTTTTAGTTGTCAACTATTCGTAAAAAATATTTTTTATTTACATTTTAGACGCATCAATAACTTGATTATCTACTTCATTATTAACTCTTACCCAAGCGTCAAATCTTACTTTTTCAATATCATCTTTTTCATCTAAACTAATTAATTCAGAACATTCAAAAGTAAAAAATTCACCATGTACTTGAACACTACGTTTACTACTAACTGTAAATTCTTTAATCTTTGACATATTTAACATTAATCCTTTCTGTTACTTTTTCATATTGAAAAGGAACTAATTCTTTAATAATTTCTTGATTTTCATACGCTAATTTATCTAATAAAGTATAATCAATCTTAGGTTCTTGAATAATACACTGAGGATAGTGTTCTTCTAAATATGCCATTAATCTTTGTTCATCAAATTGTAATGATTTACTTTCACTAATTGAAACACTACCTACTCCATCAATAACATAAGAATCTTGATTTGCTTCTTTTAAGATATTTTTTACTTGCTCTTTAAGAGATTTTAATTGTTTAGCTAAAACAAATTCTTGTTTGTGTACATTGATAAAATTAGCAATAACATTATCCATTCAAAACATCTCCTATCTTAAAATTAAATAAGCACAACCAATAAACAATAAAATAATAAATAAAAACATAGCAAGACATTCAGACATTGATACTGGTGCTGTATATTCAGGATCGTACATTGGTAATTGTTCTACTTGATTTTCTTTGTCTACATTCGTTATTTTAGTATCAGCATTAGTAACGATTGGTTTAGTATCCTTTAATACAAACCCATGACAAATTTTAGCATCTTTTAGATTGCAACTTTCTTCAAAAAGACACAGAGAACAATTAACATTTCGTTTTTTAAAGCCTTGACGTTTTCTATGTCTACGAGTTCTTGACACATTATCCCTCCTTTACGATAAGAGTAAGTTGATTAATTGTTCAAGTTTCATTACATTTCCGCCATCTACAATACCATCTGACAAAATATGTTTTCTTTGAATAATTTTCTCAACTTTTTCATCTATAGTATTAGCACAAACAAGAGTATAAATATTTAAATCACTTGTTTGTCCTATACGATGACAACGATCAACTGCTTGTTGTTTATCCGCATCAGTCCACGGACTATCAAAGAATATTACATTATTGCTATTATTAAAAGTTAAGCCTGTACCCATTAATTTGATAGTACCAACTAATGCAACATGATTAGGATTAGCTTTAAATTCTGTTTCTATGGCTTTTAAATCCTTACAGCCACTAATATAACCTAGAGCATTAACACTCTTTAGCCTATCAACTATTATCTTACATACCTCTGCCCAATTACTAAAGATAAGGCATTGTTCGCCTCTATCGGCAATTTCATCCACAAGTTCTACTAACCTATCTAATTTAGTGGATTTACTAATCGTAGAACTAATTAGCTGCGGTGTGCCTGTGACCTGTCTTAATCTTGTAAATTGTGCAAGCGGATTTGGATTTAATTTTATTAAATCAACTTTATCTTGTAAAGCTATTCTTACTTCCTGATAAAGATCCATTTGTTCTTTAGCTAATTCAACATAAATTGTTTGAGGTAACTTTTCAGGAAGTTCAAGAACATCTTTTTTTAATCTTCTTATTTGAATATTTTTTAAACGATTCTTTAATTCTTGAAGATTTTGATATCCAATAATCTCCCTATTCATATAACCGCCCATGATACAATAATGATTTTTAAAAGCTGTGTAACTATTATTTTCATAGCCCAAGGATTTAAAAATCATATACAAATCCATTGGCTGATTAATTAAGGGTGTACCACTAACAGTTATACGAATATCTTCAGTATCCTTAATATTTACAATCTTCAAATATCCTTTGCCTTGTGCAGATAAAGGATTTTTTATTTTATGAACTTCGTCAGTAATAATAATTCCAATAATACCATCTTCATGATATTTTTTTAATATTTTGATTATGGTTTCATCACGCAAAGCTTCTACATTGATTATCCAAAAGAACGCTTCCGGAATACTTTGCAAATCTTCAATCTTTGCAGTAGTGCCGCCATCATACATAGTATTTTTACGTTTACGTTTACGCAATCCTAGTATACAATGATCTTCATTACTATGTGTTTCAATTTCATCACGCCAATTCCAACGTAGAGTTGCTACACCACAAATAATTAAACAATGCTGAACACCTTTTTCCTGCTTTTGAATACAGGCTAAATCAATACATTGTTTAGTCTTACCTAAACCTTGCTCGTCACCTAAATGAAATCTATTTTTAGACAATCCAAATTTAATACCCTCTAATTGGTAATTATAAGGAGTTGTTTTAAATTCATAATCAGGCATATTCTTTTCTAATAGTTCTTTATTAGAAATGACAAATTGAGTGCCATTTAATATTTTTAATACGGCTTCGTAGTGCACAGAAGGAACTTCCCAGCAGTTTGATTCTGTATGAAAATATCTATAAGTCAACTTTCTTAATTGACTTACAATCTTAATATCAAAATCAAATGTAATAAATAAACTATATTCAAATTCAGTAAATTTTCTGGATTTTTTAATATTAATTTTGACCACTGTGATTTCTCCTTATGTGACAATTATACTCCAATAGACTAAAATTGTCAATAAAAAAGAGTACACTCCGAAGAATGTACTCTTTCTTTAATTAGGCTTTTGCTACTTGCATATAGTAACGGTAGGCTTTGCCCTCGCTTACATCCGGGTCTTCAAACCATGCCTTACTCAACTTTACATAGATAGCAGTATCCGAGCCTAATACATTGTAATAATCGCTATAAAGCATATTCATTACATAGTATAAATCCCAACGATTAAAACCAACACATTTAATGTTATATTGACGAATTACATCATCAATTTGTTCAATCGTCCAGTGTGCTCCTTCCGTGCCGTCTACGTTCTTAAAGTTTTCAACAGCCTTTTCCGCTAACCAATCACTGAAATGTTCCCCATAACACTCTTTATACAACTTGTCAACGACTTCTTCATAGATTTCCCTATCAGAGTATTTTAATGGTTTAATAGACTCCTTAAAGGTTTCCATTTCGGGACAGTAGGATTTATTGCTTGTTGCATTTGCTGTACTTGTTGCATACGATTATAACCATAATCCGGACTCATTGGCTGATTATTCATTGGATTCATGTAATTAGTTGGATACATACATTTGTCCTCCCCATACCGCCACCATATCTGGACGATATTAAACTTTTTTAACACCCCGCAGGGGTTATTACCTGTAATTATTATAACAAAAACAAGCCCTCTACATATTTCCTAAAATATGTAAAGAGCTTGTCTATTTATTCCCTTGCTATTGTTTTTGCAACAAGAGCTCAATATATGGTTGGATTTCTTGTGGAATTAAATGTCTTTCATTATTAATGATTTCTTTTAATTCCTTTTTGGCATTCCATAAAGCTTTGCCAACTGAAGATATTTCAATTCCTAAGTCATCGGCTATTTCGGAATAAGTTTTATCTTCTATGTAAAATTTCCATAAAAGCAATTCACTTTTCGTTTTTAAGCCAGTTCCTTTTATGATCACCTTTAGTGCAATTTGTGACAATGTTTTAAGTTTTTTATTAAAATCTGATTCAACCATTAATCTTGAAGACTCTCCAGGCTGTAACAACTCCACCAAAAAGTCCTCCGATAATTAGAGTTAGAACAGTGTTTACTATAACTCTTTTATAGTTATAGTAATTCTTTAAATCTTTCATTTGATAATCTTCAAAATCCTGTTTTAAAGAACCTATTCTTTTATGTAATATCTCCTGATCGTTAGACATTCTTGATTCAAGTTTGTCGAATAATTTTAATAAATTATTGACGTTAAAATCTATTGATTGCACAGTTTTCGAGGTTTCACGGAATTGTTCTTCATACATGGATGCTCTTTTCTCCATCTGATCCATTCTACGAGTCAGATTTTGAATTTCTGCGTTTAATTTTTCATAATTTACTCTATTTTCCATTTATTGTTTCTCCGTTACTTCTGTTCATAATAACACTGCTTCCAGAGCCGGAAATAGTATCAGAATCTTCAGTAACAGTTCTGACAATACCCTGTTCATAAGTAAAGTATTCTTTAGCAATAAGTACCGAAGAGATTCCTATTGCACAAGCGCATAAAAAAATACAGCATAAAAATCCAACGACCATGATTTTTAAAAGACCTAAAAGCTTTACATTATAATCTCTATAAATTTGAGCATTTTTTGCCTTTTCATCAATCTCGTCCTGTTTTTTCATTAGGCGCTCTAAATATTGATCAAGTTTTGTATGTTCTTCAGGATTATTCATCAGATCCTCCTAAGTTATTGCTTTAACTATTAGGATAGCCAGCCCGCTATACAAAAGAGTATTTTCAAGCTTTTGCTTCTTAATCTTCTTTTTGTACTCTTTGGACTCCTTCTCTAAAGCTTGATTGCAATTCTCTAAGTATGCGATTTTGCTGCTGTAAGAGTCCTTCAACATCTTCTGCTGATTTTCCAATGTTATTATTAACTGATTGGATTTCTTCAATTTGCTGTCTAATTCCTTGTTCTG